AACTCAGTTTGAAAATGCATATCAAGAAACCTCAGGTTTAAATTTTGGTGGTGCAGTTGAAGCTGCCAAAATGGGATTTAAGGTTGCACGAGCTGGCTGGAATGGTAAAGGCATGTGGGTAATTTTTGTACCGGGCACCAAGAAAGCTGAATTACGTGAAGGTACACAGTATAAAATTCATTTACCAAAACGTAAGTCGATTGAGATTTTACCTCACTTCGATATGTTCACTATCAATGCACAAGGTCGTCGAGCTATGTTATGCGGTTGGTTAGCATCTCAGAGTGATATGAACGCAACTGATTGGTGCATCGTCAAGTAAATGTTCGCTAAACGACAAGACATTGGCCGGGTATACGTTATTAAAATGACGTTGCCCGACGGTGTTATTGTTCATAAGATTGGCATGTGTAATAGTAATAGATCTACAGATCGTATGATGGAAATTTTACGTTCTTGGTTTACGAAGTTTAGATTTGTTCCATACACGGAATTACGCCTGGATATGGAAACAGGTAGACCATTAGAATTAGAACAACATATTCACAAAATATTGCAGCATAAACAATTTATACCAAATGAAAAGGTACAAGGTAGCACTGAAATGTTTATCGATATCGATGAATTTCGTGTTATTCAATTCTTAAAACATTGTAATGATGACTTATTTGCTGCACCATTAGATTTGTCTAATGAAGACTATAAAAATTTAGGGCAATTCTTGTCCCCGTAGGATACCCATGACAAAAGAATTAACACTAGATTTAGTTCAATCCCAATTAAAGCCTAACCAAAGACAAACCATTGGTGAGGAAACAGTAGCTGAGATACAAAAGCTTGCTGAAGATCCTGATTATGGTGAAGAGTTTCTAGATTGCTATATTGATCACCTTAATATTTTTAAAGAGAATGCCGGTAGATCTCATACCCAGTATCTTAATGCGGTTAAATTTTTTAGCTTGGTTGAATCAGGTAACTCATTAACCGACTCTTATATAAAATTATTCCCAGAACGTTACCAAGCCAGAAAGAGAAATAACCCCACTGAAGAAAATAGTAAAGAATTAGTACGTGGAGAAGCCAGTAGATTCAATAGTTCTATGCTGGTTACCGAAATACGTAAAGTTGCTGCAGTACCAGTGCAACTTATACACAGGCACTTACTTCACAAGGCTATTTTAAAGCAAGCGGATTTGATGGAAAATGCATGCAGTGAGATAGTTCAACAGAAAGCAAGTGCATGCTTAATTGAGCAATTAAAGCCTGAGGAAGATAATACCATTAAGGTGAAAGTAGAAGATAATACAACTTCTGTAATTGAGCAGTTAAGTAAAGCTGCTGAAGCTTTAGCTATTAGACAGAATGAACGAGTACTGGGAGGTTTATCGGTACAAGCCATATCCTCTTCAAAAATACAAGAAGCAGTAGTAGTAGAAGGTGAAGTTGTAGATGAATGATACTGTAGTTATTGAAGATGAATCCTGTGTAAATCCTGATGCTGTGCGTGAGAGGGTAGAAAAGGAAGGACTTGATTGGGAAACTCAGTGGTTACTCGAGGATGAAGAAGGTGATGAGTACATCATTGAGAAAGGTGATCTGGATCTTGATGCCAGATTAAATCGAGTAGATTACAGTTACCTTATGGGCCCTGACTATAAACCTTCAGTATTTGCCTACAAGCTAGTAAATTTTATAAAACTCGTTAATGGTGAAGAAGGTGAAGAAAACGAATCTCCTATTATTCACTACGACATGTTTGATCAAGTACCAAAGTTTAACCAAAACCTATTTGTATCATTTCGTGGTTCAGCAAAAACCACAGCACTGCATGAATACATTATTCTTTACCTTGCTGTTTATGGAGAGATTGATGGCTTTGGTGTAGTAGATGTAGGTATATATATTAGTGATACTATGGATAATGGTGTCAAATCTATGCGTAAAAACTTGCAATTCAGATGGGAAAATTCTGATTTTCTGCAAAAGTATGTTCCAGCACGCTGGGTAAACCCTGAAAAGCCAAGTGAAGTAAGAACTACAAACTTTACCGACGTTAGATGGGAATTTGTTAATATTGATGGTAAGCGTTTATGTTTTCGTGGATTCGGTGCCAGTACTGGTGTTCGTGGATTCAAGGAATATGGCCAACGTCCTACATGGGCTGGATTTGACGATTTAATGTCAGATAAAAATGCTGTATCTCCTACGATACAAAAAGACATTAAGCATATAATCTACAAGGCTGCTCGTCAGGCACTGCATCCTAAAAAACGTATGCAACTATGGACCGGTACTCCGTTCAACAAGTCAGACCCGTTGTATGAAGCTGCAGGCAGTGGTGCTTGGAATACCCGGGTGTACCCGATTTGTGAAAAGTTCCCGTGCAAAAAAGAAGACTTCAGAGGTGGATGGCCAGATAGATTTTCGTACAGTTTTGTTAAAAAAGAATTTAGAAGCTTAAAGCTTAGTGGAGAAATATCTTCATTTAGCCAGGAGCTGATGTTGAGAATTACTAGTGAAGAAGATCGTTTAGTACAAGACCATGATATTGTTTGGTACTCGAGAGATAAAGTTCTCCAGAACCGCAGTAGATATAATTTTTACATCACAACAGATTTTGCTACTTCTGATAAAGCTAAAGCAGACTTTAGTGTTATTGCTGTCTGGGCTTACACAAATAATAAAGATTGGTTGTTAGTAGATGGACTCTGTAAACGACAATTAATGGATGCCAATGTTAATGCTTTATTTAAGTTTGTGTCTACGTATAAACCACTTAGTGTTGGTGTAGAGATTAATGGGCAACAAGGTGGATTTATCTCTTGGCTTAAAACTCAGATGATAGATAGAAATATATTTTTTAACCTGGCAGGAAAAGGAGCTGTTGAGGGTATTCGTCGGACAGGCAGTAAAATTGAAGCATTTAAATTGTTTGTGCCTACAATTAAAGCTAAGAAGATGTGGTTGCCTCAAGAACTCAAAAACACAGCGTTCATAGATGAAGCCGAGGAAGAATTAAAATTTGCTACTGGTGAAGGATTCAAGTCAAAGCATGATGATGTAGCGGATACTATGTCAATGCTGTTAGACATGGACCCTTATCCACCTAGTCAGGAAGCAAAACCTGAGTACATTGATGATGAAGATGGTACTCACGCATTCTTTAATGACGATGATGATGACGATATATATAACAACAGTACAGTTTTTTAGATTGTCATGTTAGTATTAATAAAATTTTATGAGGTTTCTCATGTTAGTAAGTGAAGCGATTACCCAACTCAAAACTTCTGAAGTAAAACAGCTTGGGTTAAAAGATAGTGACGCTGATATATTAGGCTTTATAAACTTTGGTATATTAGAGTTGTACAAACGGTTTCCTTTATGGGAAGCTGAAGCAGTTATTACTCAAGCAACTGATGTAGTGCTTTATACTTTAGCTGATGGTGCAGCAAATGTTGTTATTGACTTAAGTGATCATAATCTCCTAACAATACTAAAAGTATGGGACGAAGATGATAATTTTTACATTATAAACAATGAAAAAGATCCAGATAGCTTAAAAACCCCCAAATACAACCAGTTAAAAGTTGCAGCAGCTTCAGTTGTAGATGGTTATGTTATGACTGTTGATTACAGAGCAGCTCCACTATTTCTTACTAGCGTTAGTGATGTTATCCCACTTCCAGTACAATTTTTAGAAGCCTTATTTACTTATGTTGGATATAAAGGACAATCATCTGTAAAAGTTGGTGTGAAAGATGAAAATAATGCACATTACATAAGGTTTGAAGCTGCTTGTGAAAGAATTAAAACAGAAGGTCTTTTTGCTGGAAATGACTTAGAATCAACAAAATTTGAACAAAGCACTTATGTGTAGTAACTTACAACTAATAAATTTTTGGAGTAGCAATAATGTCTGAAGTAAACCCTAAAACCGTAAGAGGTGCCACACTTACAGCATCAATTGATAGTACTACAAAGTTACCTGTACCGGATGAAAGCACTAATGGTGCAAAGCATGTAATAGGACTAGCAACTAACGGTGTACTTCAAGCGGCTGGCACGTATACGGCAACTGATGTTCTAGGGTATAAAGTATTAGTTCAAGGGTCTGCTGATTGGTCTATTACGTTGAAAGATGGCTCTGCATTAACAATACCGTTTGGGAGTATGACTGTTGGGGATATTTTTCCAGAACATTTAGTCTCAATTACTGTAGGCACAGCGGGTCAAGCCCTTCTGTATATTCCATCATGAGCAGGATTATAGCGGTAGCGTATAAACTATTTGCGCAGGCATCAAGTAAGCCGCCTAGCACATCGGTTATTCCATCAAATGTACTAACAACTATCGCAGGTGATCCGATTACTACAATTGGTGGCGACTACATAACGGTGATATAAAATGTCTACAGCAATAAACGCACTAGATTTAGCAAATAGAAATGAAATAAGTAAATTAACTGCTCCGTTGCATGGACAAGTTATTTGTAATACTTCAGCGGGTTCGAGAATATTTACATTCTCTGCAAACGGCTCAGATGAGCGTCAAAAGTTTGTGGATTTATACCAATATTTTGCTGATGAGTTAGCGGCAGGTCGTAGAGTTTATGCGGCTATGGGTGCTGGTGATTATGGTTTTGATGGCAATGGCTTGCAGCAATTATTTCAAGCGGGTTCACAAGGTTTAGTGTGGACAGGTATGGGACCAGAGGTTACTCGCATAGGTTATGTTGGCGATACAGAATCTGGGAATATTTGGAGAATAGCTGAATGGGAACCAGATGTAGATGCTGTTAAATCAGTTATAGGCATTACGCAAGCGGCTGGTGTTGCAACTGTAAACATTACGGCTCATGGTGCGGTAGAAGGTGAAACGGTAAGAATATATAACTCAGATCAAACTGAATACAATGGCTTACAGGTTGTTACCGGTATTACGGATGAGGATAACTTTACTTTCTCCGTTGATTCAGGAACCGTATCACCAGCGACAGGCACGATAACCTGTGCTATTCATTCTCAGTTCTTGCGTGATTTCGCTATTTGTAACATGCAATTTATGGATACAAATCCTAGCGCACATAGACTTCAGCCTTTCGCGGGAGATACACCACCTTTTAAAGACCCTCCAACCGGTGCAGAAGAAACTCACGGTATTCAAATGAAGCAGTCACATGGCTTGCGTATGCAAAATATGTGGGCTGACAGCGTTGGTGATGAAGCTATCGAACTTATTTACGCTGAGGATTTTGAGGTGTCTAGCTTCAGAAGTCGCGGTACTCCTTCAGAAGAGCAATCAGGTGGCGGGGCTATATCAATTAAAAATGGTTGTCATCATGGTTTGGTTGATAAATTTATTATAGGCAATATCGGCTCAACTAGCGCATCCACTTATGGCGTGAACTTAAAAAATGTCGTTCACCCTGAGCCTAGCTCAGATATAAAGATAACTAATGGATTTGTGATTAACCCTGTCACTTCTGGTATCAGAATGAATACCTCTTCATCAGATATTGCTCGCGTAAAGATAGGTAATGTAACTGTTGTAGGTGGTGAAAATGCGCTAGCAGAGGGCGGCTCTGGATTCTTATTATCGGAAGTTAGAATTAGCGATTTTACCTGTATTGAGCAAACGGGAAAAAATGTAGATATAAATCGTGCATTAGCTGATGCAGCAGATATAACTATTAAAGATTCAACTTTTGACGGTTCACGTCATGCAACTAATACATTGCCAAATGTCCAGGTTAACGGCTCAAATATAAAATTGATTGATAATGATTATAAAAATGCAGCTATGGCTGTTTATTCTAGTCAATCAGTCGATGTATTAGTTCAGGGCGGCACATCTGACAATAACGGTGAGACAGGTGTCGCATATCCTGTTGTTTATGATCAAACGTCAAGCGGTAACATGGTTGTTGATGGCTTGAAAGTTATTAATAGTCAATCAACAGGTACATATTTCCGAGGCGTTCACACGGTTAAAAATTGTCCTGAAATGAGTTCGTTAAATGAGCAAAGTTTAGGTGCAGCAACAGCGTTTACAAATTTTGATAATAATAAAAAAGTTGTTACTAAATTGCTTACAGCATCAATCGAAGGCGGGAGTGCTTCTGATAATGAATTTGAGCCGCTAACAAATCCAAGTGTTATCGGTACTATTCAAGTGACTGCTGATTGGGTTAATGTTGATAACAATAGCAGCACACAAACAGCTAATCCTATTATTAGACTAGATGATTGTCTACGATGCACAGCAAACGGCAATAAGATGCCTGCAATAGCTTCGGGCAACGGCATCATTGAAAGAGTAGCAACAGCAGCAGACTATAATACTATTACAGGTAATCAGTTAAATGGTAGACCTGTTGTTGTAGTTGGCGCTAATACTATTGGTGCTGACGTTGTAGTGCCGGATGCGGGAGCAGGAACAACAACCATTAAGTTTAATTTATAACGTGACAAAATATAAATCACTATGGTTATTAAATGACTGAATATATAAATACCATAGTAATATGGCCACTGTACAACCAGTAGACTTAGATAGTATGATAGCTATAAATAATTTAATAGGAATTAAAAAATGTCTATAAGCCACCTATTGGCCACAAGGCTAGCCATAACTAATGTAATACTGGCAGCAGTAGATTCAGGAACTGCAGGTAACTTAGTATTTCAAGAAGTAGGTGATGGAGCAATTGTTGCAACACTTAGTTTAAGTTCACCTGCAGGTACAATTGATAATGGCACTGCAGTACTTACATTTGATACTATAGCTTCAGATGAATCCGTAGTTGGTGGAGACATTGCTGAGTTTAAGGTAGAAGACAGTGCAGGTACTGAAGTTTTCCGTGGTTCAGTTGGAGTAGCGGGTTCTGGTGCCGATTTAATTTTATCAAGCTTAAGCTATGCTGCTACAGATAGACTTGAAGTAACTGACGTAATTTATACACCTCCTGTTTAGTACAGCAGGTAACATAGGACAATAATATGGCACAAGGTGATATTTCAATTTTTAACGTAGCAAGAGCTAAAATGATTGCTGGTGGATGGGCACTTACTGATGTTTTTAACCTTGCAATTATGACTGCTGTTATAACACCAACAGTAGCCGATGTAACTCCTACTTGGGCTGATTACAGTGCTAATGAAGTTAGTGATGCTGGAACATATACACTAGGCGGTGAATCACTAGGTGCGTTAAGTACCTTAGTGTCACAAACAGCTGGTGTTATGACTTTCGACAGCTCAGCAGCACCTTCGTATGCAGCTGATGCATCAAATGATGCTACAGCTGCTGCTTGGGCAATTATATACAACACTGTGACAGATGATGCTGTAGGGTTTATAGAACTAGGATCAGTAGCCATGGTAAGTAGTCCGTTAACCATAACAATAAACCCTTTAGGCATTTTCACCATTACATAATGAGAAAAATATGAGTCATGATTTATACACTTATGCCCAAACAGATAAAGTATTTTTTAAACTTACACTACTTGGCGTAGCCGTAACTGGTGTAGTACTGCAGGATGCTGATGTTAAACTATTAAAAGATGGAGCTGCTGCTGCAGACATTGGCCTTGAATGTACAGAGTGCGTAGGAGGTCTTGGATGGTATGAATGGCAACCGAGTCTAGCTGCACAAACATCTTCTGAAGTTTTAATTATTAATATTAAAGATGCTATTGGTTCAGCTTTTGATGAAAATGCAGTGTTACTGACAACTGGTGGAAACATCGCAGCTAGGTTTAACGGGTAATGAGCAGCGGCATAAATGTAGGACTATCAGTCGGGGAAAGTACTAGCACAAATGGTCGCTATGCTTTTGCAGAAGAACAGGTAGACCATACGTATATAGCGGATAGCACCAATTACCTCACTGTTCTTTCAGGTGCATCGGCTGGTGAGTCTATTGGGCTTGAAGCAGGTGTGTACACTGATGGGTTAGTTGTGCCTTCTAATATTACTATTGCTTCACTCTATGGTGTTGGTACTGTCAATTTTGTTGGTGGTGATAACGCATGGGAAGCTATAATTCAATTACCTAATATAGGTGGCGTAATAGATGGGCTGATTGCCCATGACCCAGACAATTCAAACTCTAACGCAATACAAGTAGATGGTACATATAACCAAGTACTAAACTGTGGAGCCTACAATGGCGGTACACATAAACATAAAATACCTTGTATTATTGGAGGTAACTATAACCTCATTGAAGATAGTTTTTTCTTTGGGTTGGGTAGATACACAATACAAACCTTCACAAGTGAGTACAACACAATAAGACGATGTGTTGCTAGATGGGATTCAACAATTCCTGGTGATCTTAGTGAACCTAATGCAGCATTCTCTAACTACAATAGTAATAATAATACGTGGGAAAATTGTATATCTATCGATTACAACAGTACACCAGAGCCTATGAGACATGGTGGAGACTTTTATGCTCCTCATCATATAAGCATATGGCCAAATGGTAATCGTGACAACAAATGGTTAGGTTGTGCAGTTGCATACCATGATAGAAGTAATGACGCTGGTGACAACAACAACTTCGGGTTCAGAAGTGACCCAGACCCTACTACTACATGTATAAATAATGTAATTAAAGACTTTTTCATACGTGATATGCGTGCTGACTTTGGGATAAGCACTTATTTCGGTGTAACAATAACTAACCTGACTAGAGAACTAATAACTGCCCCACTTTTAAGTGATGGCACATTTGGCTCTTCTGGTTCAAGTTTAGACTCAACTAATCCTGCTGACATAGATTATAAGTATATAGATGGTGTTAAAACTGATGAATTGGTATTCCCATTTAAACATGAAGCTATTATGAAAGAGGAAATGGCTAAGGTTGCAGATGGTAGCAGAGGCTGGGTTGGTTCTGGTAAATCACTCCATGATTATGTAAAAGGTATATAAATGGCTATTTCAACACCAGTTATGCTGGTAGCAGCTTCCTCTGAAAAAAATGACCTTGATGTATCATCAGCCAGTTTTACTATTGGTGATGGTGAATCTGCATGGGCGTTTGTTGCTAGTCGTACAGCTCCGCAAACTCCTGTAATTACTTCTGATTTAGGTTTGGTTTGGACTGAGCAATATCAAACCACTGATGGCCGAATGACTGTATTTAGTGCAGTAGGTGACGCTTCAAGTACTGGTGTCTTTACAGTAACTAACAGTGGGCCAACTCACTTACACATTGTTGGTGTCGCTAACGCTAATCAAATTCCTGTTCAAGAAGCTGAAAGAGCATTTGGTGGTGGTACAACTAACACCGTTACACTCGCAGCTACGGATGCTGATTCTGTTACTCTTGGGATGGTGATATGTACAACACCTGAAACTGTTACCTCTGGTGATACAGAATTAGATCAATCAACAATTGATTCTAGTGGTGAAGCTGGTTCTCAGTATACAACTGGCACAGATAATATTTTATCTTGGACGTTTGGCACTGGCACGGAGTCAGTTGGCTATGCTTTTGAGTTACAAGAAGATACTGTGGTAGACATAGTTACTACTCCTACAACCCCATTAGTGCTAGAAACATACCCGGCTGTAATAAATGAAGGTATTGTTAACGCAACAACAAAAGCACTTACACTAACAACATACCCAGCATTAATAGATACGTCAGTTAGTGAACCTGCTAATGTATGGTGGAGCAGTACCTGGTGGAAATCCCCATTTTTTGGTAACTACTGGTGGAGTTCACCTAATGGTGGATCAGTACAATCTGAACCTGCGACAGTTACTGGTAATGGTATACGCATAATAACAGGTACTGGTTATGCTCAATCTGCTCCTGCTACAGTATCAGGTAGTGGTTTTAAGACTACAAATACTAGTGCACCACGAAGTGGACCTACATCTGTTATCATTGAAGATAATATTCGAACAGTTATAATAGCTAATTACTAAACGGGAACACAAATGGCAATACCAATATTGACAGTAGGAGATGACATAGGTTTATTATGCACCTTACAAATTAACGCTGCAGGAATAGGAATAGATCCTAGCTCTGTTATTAAAGCGTCAGTATCTAACGTAAGAAAAACTAAGTCATTTACTGGCAGTGTCACACTAGCTTCTGATGATGCAAATCATACGCTTGGTCAAGGCATAGTATGGGTTGTTATACCGGCAGCAGACACTGCAACAATGGAACCGGGCCCAGCTATATTAGAAATTGAAGTGAATGACCCTACAAGGTTAGTTGGAGATAGGATAACTACTTATACTAGTGAAGTAAAAGTAGATCCTACTGCAATTACTTAATTAGTTTGTTAAACTCAAAATACACTTAAACCTAACCACCGAGATTATAATGCCACCAGCAAGTGAAGAAAAACTATATAGTGAAACTGAGTTTAAGCAAAAACTACTTGAAGAAGAAGTTAAGTATATAAAAAAATCGCATCAGCAGCACATGAAAGATGAAGGCGAGCAATGGCAAAAACAAAATGCTAAACTTGATAATGTAGAAGACATGTGCAGAAGATTTCCCGATCAAATGGTAACTTGCAGGGACAATATGGAAAAAGATCTAAGAGGAGAATTCATCTCCCGTAGTGAAGTCGAACAAATGGAAGCTAGACTCGACAATCGTATTGATGAAGTTCCAAAGGTAGTTGGGGCTCAAATTCAGACAATGACAACTAATTTAAAAGCTAATCACGAAACTACAGTAAATGCTGCGTTAAAACGAATAATGGTATACATAGGAATTGGATTTGGTGCTGCAGTAGCTATTTTGTCTTTAGTAATAAAAATAACTGGAAGCTAATATGACCTCACAAGATATTATGAAATTCTGGCCTGTTATCGCACTTTCAGCATCTATGGTTGTTGGTGGCGCAGTTGCTAATGAACAAATAGGTAAGTTACAAGAAGATGTAAAAAAATTAAATGACACCAGGGATCAACAGATACGTATGGAAGAACGACAAAAAGTTATAAAAGCTGATGTTAGTAAATTAGATAATAAATTAGATAATATTGAACACCTTATAAGGCAGATAGCAAGATGACTATATTAGCAGGAGTATCAACAGTATTTCAGCATAAAAAATGGATATTTGGTTATGTTGTTATTGGACTATCTCACTATGCATTAATGTGTGATAAGTTAGATGGAGCTACCTTTGGACTTATAATAGCAACCTTGGCCCCATCATTAATGGCAGCTAGTAGCTTTGATAAATCAAAATACAGGGACGTTACTGCATGAAGTATTATATGTTAATTGGTATAGTCCTAGCTGCTATTGGTGGTTATTTTTTTGGGGTTGATGTTACAGATACAAAGTGGGTAGCTGATACTCAAACAGCAATAAATACGGCTGTAGCTGATGCCAGAGCAGAAGAAAAAATTAAACAGGATAAAGTCAATGAAACCATACAAACACAACTGGATAATCTTGCTGTTATTAATTACAAGCTTAATACTGACATTATCGGGTTGCGGAACCGTCCAAATCGCAGAGACAGCGCCAGAGATACCAAAGTTGACTGCAAGGGTTCAAGTGGGGCCGATCTTTCGGGACCGGACTCAGAATTTCTTACAAGGGAAGCTGCCAGAGCAGACAAACTTAGAGCAGCAGTAATTGCTTGTTATGAGTATGCTGACTCAATACAGTAAGGAAAAGTAATGCCATCATTCGGTAAAAAATCTACAAAAAATTTAAAAACATGTAATTGGGGAATTCAAGAAATCCTTAATGAAGTTATCAAACATTATGACTGCATAGTATTAGAAGGTCATCGTGGTGAAAAAGCACAAGATGCTAACTACTATGCTAAACCTCAAGTATCTAAAGTTAAGTGGCCAGATGGTAAACACAATACATTTCCATCTAAAGCTGTTGACCTGGCACCATATCCTATTCCACCTAACTGGGGTGCAGATCACTGGAAAGACCTGGCTCATTTCTACAGACTTGCAGCTTTAGTTGATTTTGTTGCTAAGTCAAAAGGTATAAAAATACGTTGGGGTGGTGATTGGAACGGTGATGGTGACTTCAAAGATAACAAGTTTGAAGATTTAGTACACTATGAAATTATCGATTAGTAACATACAATGGTCAAAATAATCCATTATTGGTATAAAGAATGAACGAAGACGACAATAAGCCTAAGCGTAAAACTAAAGCTCAGCTACTGACAGCATTCAAAAAAGATATGACATCAGCAGATACTCTGCGGTTAGAAGTTGTAGCTGCACGAGATAAATGGAGGTGTGAGTACAATGGTGAGCCTTACGGCAATGAAGTAAAAGGTAAGTCTGCAATTGTATCCCGAGACATAAAACGTCAGGATGAATGGCAGCATGCTTCAGTCAAAGACCCATTTGTATCTGATGTAGATATAATTAAATGTAATCCTATTACGTTTGAAGACAAAGCAGCTGCTGTACAAAATGAATTAGTTCTAAATTATCAGTTTACTCGACAGTTCAAACGTTACCAATTTCTTACTGACGTAATCAAACTTCACTACTCTGAAGGCACAGTTATTGTTAAAACTGGGTGGGATTACGAGGATGAAGAAGTTAGTGAAGAAGTACCTAAGTATGCATTACACCCTTACACCCAGGAACCGGTGCAAGTAGGTACTGACACAATTCGAAAACTCAATGTACTTGTAAATAAGCCAGATGCGAAAATATGTAGGTTAGAAGATACTTATATTGATCCTACTGCTGAAGGCAACGTAGATAATGCTCAATTCATAATTCATCGTTATGAATCGGATATGACTAGTCTACGTAAATCTAAAAAGTATAAAAATTTATTAAAGCTTGCTAAAAGTTTACGAGAAGACTCAACCACTAATACTGGTGGTAGTGACTTCGATCCAACAGATGATACTGACTTCATATTCGCAGATGTAGCCCGTAAGAAGCTACTTGTACATGAATACTGGGGTAATTACGATATAGACAACACAGGCATAGCTAAGCCTATTGTTTGTACCTGGGTAGATGATGTCATCATACAACTTGAGTCAAACCCTTATCCAGAACAAGATTTACCATTCATTGTTTTAGCTAACAACTCTATTCCATTTAAACTACATGGTGAAGCTAATGCAGAGTTAATTGGTGATAATCAAAAGATTTCTACTGCTATTAAGCGTGGAATCTTGGATAACATGGCCAATTCAAATAATGCACAGAAAGGTTTAAAAGTCGGTGCATTAGACATACTAAATAAGAAAAGATTCCTTAATGGTAGAAACTTTGAATTCAATGGTAATCCGTCAGACTTTTTTGAAGGTAGTTACAATAATATCCCTAATAGCGTATTTAACACACTTGAAATGGTTAATGGTGAAACTGAATCAATGATAGGTGTTAAAGGCTTCACTGGAGGTATTGATGGTGGTGGTATGGGTAATACTGCTAAAGCTGCCGGAGGTGTATTGGATGCAGTGTCTGTACGTAGATTAGACATCGTAAGAAATATATCAGAAAACTTAATGAAGCCATTGATGCGTAAATGGTTATCTTACAATGGTGAGTTTTTACAACCTGAAGAAGTTATTCGTGTAACTAATGGGGAATTTGTACCTATTAAACGTGATGATTTAAAAGGTGCTGTTGATATTGATATTCAGGTATCTACTGCTGAAGACAATGCCGCTAAAGCAAAAGAACTAGCCTTCATGCTGCAAACTGGTGCTCAGTCTATGGACCAGGGTGAAGTACGAATCATCCGTGCAGAAATTGCTCGACTACAGAAGATGCCAGTACTTGCTAAGAAAATTGAAGAGTACCAACCACAGCCTGATCCATTCCAAGAAGAAATGAAAATGCTTGAGATGGAAAAACTTAAGTCTGAAATTAGAGAGCGTAATTCTCGAGCAACTGAGAATGCTGTTGATTTACGTCTTAAGAATGCGAATGCAGCACTTGCTGAAGCTCGAGCTAGAAACATGGATTCTGATACTGATAATAAAGACTTGGACTTTACACGTAAAGCTGATGGTTCAGACTTTGAAGAAAAGATGGGTGAAAAGAACTTTGACAGAGAAACTGCTGCTGGATTAGAACAAATGAAGAGCAAAAAGTTGACTAACTAGTATTGTATGTTTTAATATGCAGACTAATTTAGTTAACTATACAAATAACTGGACTCATAATTGAGCAACCAAAGGAAAATTTAGATGCCTGAACATACACAAGAAGAATTAGAAACAATTGATACAGAACATCACATGTTGATGGGTGAAGCGTTAGAGCGTTTACGCCAAAATCCAGATTTTAAACTAGTAATTGAAACCGGTTATCTTAGAGAAAAAGCTCTTGCATCAGTAAGCATGTTAGCTGTACCTCAAATCAAACAAGCTGGTCAACGCCCAGATGTTTTCGAAGACTTAATAGCTTCAAGTAATCTTGCTTACTACTTTCAAACACTAGAAAATTTCCATGAAGGCTGTAAAAATCCTATTCTAAGTGATGCAGAAGAAGAGGAATTAGCTGAGCTATCTGAAACTGAAGGTGGAGTGCAGTAATGGTTAAGGAACTTTCTGAAGAAGAAGTATATGCAAACGATATAGATCCACTACAAGCTATTGCGGATATTAGACGTGCAGAAGGTGTTCCTGAAGAGGAACTTTCTGAGATCGTAGCAGAAGCTGATTCTGATGAAGTTCCTGCCGTTGAAGAAGATACTGAAGAATTAGATAATCTTCAAGAAGACACAACAGCTGAAACCGGTGAAAAAGACGAAATCGTTGAAACTGACGAAACTGATGATGTTTCAGATCCAGAAAAAGATCCAGACTTAGATGAAGAAAGTGAAGAGTCTGATAAAGGTACTGCAGAAAAAGAATCTGAAGCAGAAGTAAAACACAAATTTACAGCTAATGGTCAAGAGTTCGAATTTACAGACGCTGAAATGAAAGAACAATTTGGAGTAGTGTTTGGCCAAGCCATGGACTACACCAAGAAAACGCAGAAGATGGCTCCATACCGGAAAATGATTTCCGCTTTGGAAGAAGAAAATATCACTGCTGAACAATTAAATGTAGCTATCGATGCATTGAAGGGCAATCCACAAGCTCTTAAAACAATGATGGAAGCTAATAAGTTAGAGCCATTTGACATCACGAATAGTGAGGATGAAAATTCTCCTTACTCTCCTACATCATATGGTAAAAATGATACCCAATTAGGTATTAAAGATGTAACTGATGTTATATCTCAAGACCAAGAATACAAAATCACTGTTGACGTTATCGATCATCAGTGGGATGATAATTCCAGAGATGTGTTAGCTAGCAACCCGGGGATGATCCAGGGACTACATAATGACATCAAATCTGGTGTATATGATAAAGTTGCTCCGGCAGCTATGAAGATGAAAGTTTTGGATGGAAATACGAAGTCAGACCTCGAATACTACATGCTTGCAGGCGAAGAAGTTTTTGCAGCAGAAAAACAGAATTCAGCAGATGCTGAAAAATCTGTAGCTGAATTAAACGGAAAAGCACAAGATGCAGAAGACGAATTTGATCAAGCATCATCAGAAGCCCAAAGAAAAAGATCAGCCTCTCCTACACGGAAACGAGCTGATACTAAAGGTGTCATCGACTATTTAGACGATGACGATGAAGCATATGAGGCTTGGTACAAAAAACTCCAAGCTTCAAATTGATGAGGATTTAAGTCATGGCTGGTAACAATTATGCAAACGGTGGTGCTCGAGAAGCGGGTTTATCATCACACGGTCAAAACACCGTAATTCACTATTATGACAAAGCAGGTATAAAGTCAGCAAACGCTGTAGCTCTTTATGCTCAATTTGCAGATAAACGTTCAATGCCTTTGAAAATGGGTACTACTTACAAAGTAAGTAAATGGTTACATATTTTTGATCGTGCAACAGATCACGCAGATTTCGCTACTAAAGGTTACATGTCTTCTCGTAGTATTACGGATGTGTCAACTGGTTTAGACTCAGCAGCATTAGCTGAAGGCGCTGCAGACGTTAATAAGAAAACTATTAGTAAAGTTACACTTAGTACTAACTTTGCACGTTATGGCGAAATGATCGACTACACTGATGAAGTTGACATGTTTGCTGAAGATATGGTTCAGGTTCATTACCGTGAAGAGTTAGGTTTACTAGCTAATCGTCGTTCTGAAGATTTGATCCAGTTAGACATGCTTAGTACAACTAACGTCATGTATGTTGGTACAGCTACTTCGCTTATTGAAGTTGGTACGGATACAACAACTACTGGTACTGATGACGAAGATTCAATGGTTAACTACGATATGATCCGTAAGGGTGTACGTCGTTTGGTTCGTAACCGTGCTGAAAAGAATACTTCTATCGTTACAGGTTCAACTAAGGTTGATACTCGTGTTGTTAACAAAGCGTTCTACGCAATTGTTGGCCCAGAAGTTAAGTACGACTTAGAATCTGTTGTTAAAGGTGAAGTTACTGCTGGTGGTGTTGCTGAATACGCGTATGTTCCTGCGTACAAGTATGCTGATGCATCTAATCTTGCTGAAGGCGAAGTTGGCGCAATGAATGATGTTCGTTTCATTGAATCAGAATCTGCAGTTGTTTATGCTGGTGCTGGTGCTTCTGTAGTACCTGGTGCTGCAACTGATAACACTTACGCTGGTTTATTATCTACTACTCGTTACGCAGATGAAGCTGCTGTTAAAGCAGTTCGTACTACTTGTTTCGATCTTGATGATGATACAGAAAAAACAACAGCTTGTACTACTGAAAGTCTTGAGTATTTTGATGTATTCCCAATCCTTTTCCCAACCAAAGGTTCATTTGCAACTATTGGTCTTAAAGGTCACGGTAAAATCAAGTTCAACTCACAGGCACCAAGTAAGATTGAGCTAGGTAACCCTTATGGTACTAACGGCTTCTTCTCTTACAACATGTGGTATGCAGGTTTGATCCTACGTGAAGAACGTTTGTTGAAAATGTTAGTTTGTGCATCAGCATAATCTAGTAACTGTATAGATTAAGCCTCCGTAAGGGGGCTTTATCTTTTATTTTTATAATAGGAAATACGATGAGTAATGACGAACGTAAAGCGTTAATTGAAGAAGCAAATGAGTTGGCATTAGAGTTTCAACCTAATATCCCAACAGCAAAATTACAAGCTCTAGTTGATGAAGCTATGGGTAAACCACCAGCAGTAGAAGAAACTGCTCCAGCTAGTCCAGCAACAAAAATTGAACCAGAAGCAGATCCAGAACCAGAAGCAACTGTTGAAGCTAAAGTTAAACAACCTTTAAGTGCATTTGCACGTAAACGACAAAAAATTGCTGAATCTAAAAAACGAGCATTTAAAACTCAAATTGTTACGCTTACAAACAAAGATAATCGTGAAAACGATATGATGACTACAGCGTATTTAAGTTTTGAAAACCAGTATTTTGGGTTATCAAAAATTGTACCTCTTGATGTTCCAGTTGAGTTAGAAGCTTCTTTAATTAGTATTGCAGAAAACACAATGATAACTCTTCACAAAGATGAAGTTATAGAAGGTAAACGTACTGGTAATAAAAGACCTGTTCGTGTTAAAAAGTTTGCCATCAGTTACGGTAAACCTATAGAATAGGTGAATGTATCTATTAAATGCTGAAACAGATGTTCTGTGGGAACTTAGTCCTACAGAATCAATACTTGTACTGGTCGATTTAGACGTAATAATAACTAGTCCGTTAGGATTAGTTACCTATATTGACAATGCAATATTAGCTGAAAATTACTTAGCACCTACACCAACCACACCTGGTCATGCCACATTTCCATATACACCTGATATTGAGGGTTTATGGAAAATTCAATTAGTAGTAGGCACTTCAACTTCATATACTGTCATATCGAAAGCAGAGCTTTTTGTATTCGATAATAGCCTTACAGTAAACCCGATAAAAAATACACCATCTGGTGTAAACAGTGCTATTGAAGTAGAGGATTCTGGTGGGCTAGTAGCACAAGCAGCAACCAGGTTAAAATTTTTAGGTGCTGAATTCACAATCAGTGAAATTAATAATGTTGTTACAATAACACTAACCGATTACCCAGTTCCTCTGTACCAAAGTCCTGATGCTATTTTAGCTGCCCTTGAAGGCGCGTTATCTGCCAGTAAATTAACAGCTGCACTTCAAGACAGAATAGATTTAGTAGATGGGTCAGGAGTTGGATCTGTCAATGCCCGGGTACAAGTTGTTGATGACAAAGTAGATGCAATGAGTGTAACGCTCAATGACCCAAATTCTGGGTTACCAGCAACAGCATCGATAGTTGATACACTAAACACTTGGGTAGCTGAAGTAAATGGCTCCATGGTAACTGTTGCGGGATCTGCAGTAGATTTCACTACTTTAGTCGGTACAAACCAAACAACAATACAAGAACAAACAACCAGTATTAATGGGTTAAGTGCACAGTTCACAGTAAAAATTGACAACAACGGATATGTGTCAGGATTTGGCTTAGCATCAGAAGTAGTTGATGGTACTCCTTATTCAGAATTTGCAATACTTGCAGACCAATTTTCAATAGCTCCTACTGACGGTGGACTTGCTACAGCACCTTTTTATCACTTAACTGTAGAAACAGTAGTTGATGGAGTTGTAGTACCACCTGGCACCTATATGACATCTGCTTACATTGCAGACGGCACAATCACTAATCTTCAAATTGGTAATGTAATTGAAAGTGCAGATGGTGGTGCTTCATGGAGTATAGATAAACTTGGTGGTATCTCAGCAACATCTTTAATTATTAGAGATACTAATGACGATATTATATTAGATACTGATGGAAATTTATCTCCTGATATAGATAACAGACCATGGCAGCACGTAGATGACTCCACCTTTATTGATGGTGGTAAAATATATACTAATTCAATTACTGCAGATAGATTTATAACCACATTAGAAGGTGATTTAAACCAGGCACTTTACTTTGTTAAAACAGTATTAGGTGCCGGTGATGAATATGCATACGATTTAGTACTAGCTGATTACACTGCTGGTTCATCAGATCTCGATTCTACTTACCATTTTGACTATGGTAATTCTATGCGTCTAATGACTACCCAGCGTTGGGATGGTGTTGGTGATGTATGGGATGGAGGTAATACATGGAGTATACCTGTAGAAAGTACCGGTGTTTTTAACTCAGGAATTAAAGACATAGGTTCACTTAGTAACTTACAGATGTCAATCGAAGCTAGTACACACTACTATAATATAGCTACAGCAACTGTATTAGTTGAAGCTCAGTATTCATTAACTGGTGGAGCACCAGCTGCTGAATGGGGTACTGATGAAGGTGTATTTACTGATGAAGCTTGGGAAGTCTGTACAGAAACTTCAATAACACCAACAAAATCTAGATGGAGTGGTGACTTACATGCTATAAGGTACTTTAAATTTAGAATAACATTAACAACATCAGATACATCACAAAATATTATACTGCATGATCTAAAGTACTTTGGTAATGTTGTTAATGTATATGGCTCATTAGTAGATCAGTCAATACCTGCTGCAGGTAGAACTTTTACAATTAGTGGGTATACTTCAATTCCTGCAGTGACAGTTACAGTACAAAGTGGAGCAGGGATACTAATACCTGTAGTATCATCTAAATCAGCAACAAGTTTCACAGTACACTTATATAATCTTTCTTCGGTAGCTACATTAGGCACTGCAGATATAATAATTATGGGAGCCTAATATGGCATACAATGCAACTTTACCATTAGATGACGGTGGCTTAAACGCTGGTGATATAAGAGAAAATTTTAGAGCACTAAAAGAGGACTCTCACGTTATTGCTGCTTCAATAGCAGGTCAAGGTGCATTAGCAACTTTAAGTTCAGTCGGTGCTGCACAAATAGACACTGACGCTGTTGGAGCATTAGAATTAGCAAATAACTCAGTAGCAAGTGCTAATGTTATTAATAACTCTTTAACTGCAGATGACATAAATGCTAATGCTATTAACTGGTCAGAATTAAATACAAGTGCTTCTACTACCAGTGTATCTGTTGCTGGTGAGTCTACTTCCAACAGCGGAGTTTTTGCTGCAGGAGGTAAAGGGTTTAGTCCACGTATGTATTGCACTAGTACTGCAAGTGGTTCAACTGCAATTTTACATTGGCTGCCTGTAAGTGCTACTGCAGTAGCACCTTTATGTAGAGTAACCAATGCTAATGCTAGCACTAGAACATTTATAGGTACTATGAACTACGTAGATGGATCTCCACCATATGACATAGGTGATGGTGAAGTTGGACATTTTATATTTATTAAAATGAAAAGAGGTACAAAAGAGATTGTAGCTACTTACGTAGCCAACTGTGCACCTTGGCATTATAACGGTCCTACTGATATATCAGCCGATAGTCGTATGGAAGGTAAAAACTACTATTTCAGAAAAATTATTACTCCTGAGATAAAAGCTCTACATCCACAAGAAAGAGTAGTTGCAATAAGAGAACTAGGCAGGACTCTAATTGAAGTAACTCCTATGATGAAAAATATAGATATGGACTTAATACCACATCCATTTGTTGGTAATGTTGCTCCTGATGAGATAGTTGTTATGGTAGATGCCACATCAGATATAACAATTGATATGAAAGAATTGAATGCTGATGGTGAAAATGTATCTGAAATAATTCACGGTGGATATTTTAACTTCGGTGAAGCTATGCCATCACGCACATCACCAAATGGTGTAATAGTAGTACCTGCTACCTGGAAACCACCAACGTAGTATGTATTTACTAAACACCATAACAGAAATAGAATGGACTTTGGATAAAACTCCAAATCCTATTACTTTGCTTGAGTTAGCAACAGTGACAATGAATCCCAACGGTGATACAGAGCTCATACAAGCACAAAATTTAATTGAGCCAACAGAAAGTTCTCAGGGCTTAACAACTCATGTTATAACACCTGACATGGAAGGCTTATGGGAAATTACGCTAGTAAAAGGTAGTGCAGGTACTTATACTGAACTCAGCAAAGCAACAATGTTTGTATTTGCTGCAGATACAGTAGTTAACCCACCAGGTGGACCAGTATAATATGTATTTGATAAACACTGAATTAACTGTAAATTTTTATCTACTGACGGGAGCAGCTCCTCCTGCTTTAGCTGAATTAGATATTAGAATAATTCCACCTGATGGTGCATCGGAGTATATCCCCAATGCAATAGATATTGCTGATTATGTTGAATCTACTGTTTCAACCAAGGGATTGGTTACGTATAAGTTTACTCCAGACCAATTAGGTTTATGGAAAGTAGGACTTAGCCGTGGAACTAGTTCTGTGAATACTGAGTACTACACTCACAATATAGTAGTAAGCATTAACGATACGCAAACTAAAAAGTTTGTTAGAAGTTCATTATTATGAGAAATAAATTATGTCTGAAATACTAATTACTGATTTAACCAATAAAACCAATATAGCAGAAGGTACTGGTATATATGATTTATTGATGACAAGTATAGATCTTCAACTGACAGACCAGTGGGATTTAGGTCGTATGACAGGTGCAGAGTATGCCAGTGTGTATTCTTCTGCCCTTCAAGCTGTACTGTCAGAGTCTTCTAAATTTTTACTTAATAAAGAAATAGCAGATAAACAAGCAGACTTACTTATTGCTCAAACTGAAGAAGTTAATGAAAAAATTGATTCAGTAATTGCTCAGACAGCTCAATATTATGAATCTATAAAAGCTTCACAAGACCAAACGATTCGAGAAAATCTTTTAAACAACGCTACTATCTCTAAACTTACAGAAGAAATAGCATTACTTACCTCTAAGAATTTAGAACAAGTAGCAGAAACTGCACGTAAAGATGAAGAACACGAAGTTAAAATTACTGATGCTAATTACGGTATCGCTATTAAAGTACAGCAAGAATACGCTTTAAGGGAAAAGAATGGTTTCATTGAAACTACCTACGCTTACTACGCTGACAGTGACCCCGGTCATGTAACCTTGCTTTACACAACAGATATTACCAATGTTGAGGGTGCAATAGTTAGTACTACAACGACTGATGGTGTAGGTACATCAACTACTGCTTTAGATAAGTTAATACTCGCAGCTAAAGATAAGTTAATTAATGCCCAAACCCTTGGATTTGCAAGTGATACTAAGCAAAAATTACTTAAGCAGATGCAAGATGGATTTGCTGTTGCATTATCGATTGCCGGTTTAGGTAATATTCCTGAAGCTAATCAGGATGCTGCAATTGATGATTTAACAAATGAGATACTGGCTGATGTTGGAAGTTCTGTTGTAGTAACAGCTGCAGAACCGGCTGTACTTCCTCCATCTTAAAAGGATAAAGTAAGTGGCTTTTGGTGGTTGGCTTAGAGATGTCTTTCAGAGTGCTTGGGATCATATTAAAGATGCCGTAGTCTCTGGCTGGCATAGTATTTTAGATGAAGTAATAGAACCTGTTTTCAATGCCCTTGGTATTGAAGATGAGGAAGTGCTTCAAGCTCAAAAGTTATCTTTTCTACTACAAGCAAAAACAGATGCAGAAATAGCTGCAGACTTAGCAGCAGGTATCGATCCAATTGATTTAGTTCAACAAGCTAAAACAAGAGCTGTTATATCTATGATGAAAACCGGTGGATCGTTTTCTGATTGGTATATTGCAGGCATATCTAAAACACAATCTAACCTGTTAGCCTTTTATAACTACGCAAAGTTCGGAGGCTATGTACATGGGCTACCAACAGTAGACATAACAGGCGGTACAGCAGTAGATGAAGCAATAGTGCTATTATCACTCATACTTGAAAAAGGTGCCGGTTCTACTCTAATTTCATTTAGAACTAAAACACCTACTCGAGAAGAGTACTTCGAAGATAAGTTTCAAGCTGCTCCTTACTACTTTATTCCTTGGAGTCGTAGACTTACGTTTACTGACCCCTGGGGAGTGGTAAGAACTGATTACATACTAGGCACATTAGAAACTAATGCTGAAAATGGTAGACCTGAATATAATCTTTATCGCTCAGCACCTGAAGCAATTTTTTGGCTAGAAGGACAACAAGAAGTTGTTAGAGGAAATAATGCTACATACACTTTAAAGTGTAATCGTACAGTTCCTGTAGGAACTTCTGTGTCAATAAACCTTTCTTACACTGGATCAACACTATCAAGACGTTATGTAAGTATACCTGTTGTTGTGTTAAGTGGTGGTACTAGTGAAACTGAATTCGTTGTACGAACGTATGCACAGGATGAAGTACTAGGCGACACAGCTATTACTATAACAATGGATTCTATTGTAAATACAAGGGAATCTTTTGAAGCAGTAACGCTACACACAACTAATTCTGTCACTACTATATTGACTGATGATACAAGCGTGGTTATCACGCAGTCTCCATCAGAAAACCCAACTCCAGTAGATATAGATGTCACAGGTACAATTCTAGAATCAGCGTATACGCCAGAATACTCATTAGTTGTGAAGTACCATAACTCTGCTAATCCTGCCGGGGAGTGGTTTTACTGGATATACAAGTACAGTGATGAAACATATGATTTTATATCACCTGCTACGACGTTAACCGATGAAGAGATGCTGCCTGTTGTCATTGTAAAAAATGAGAATGGCGCAGTGAATGACGATAAAACTTCAGATGAGTATTTGTCAGGTAAACGAATGCTTAAAATCCTTGGCCTGGACATCGATGAGTTAACAGATAGTTTAATAGAAAATGAAAACTATGATCAAATTCAGGATGTATATGTGAATTTTGCGCTTAGTCCATCGTCTACAAAAGAACTTGTATCTAAAGCACTATGGTTAATATTTTATGACCTTATTGTTACCAAAAATTTAACAACTACTGTTGATACCTACTCAATGACCTTTGTGGAACAGAGTGTCAAAAACGCCCTTGTTTGGACAAACCATAGCTATACAACCGGACTCACTGGCACACTCACTGATTCACAAGAATATGAGCATGAGGTTATAGAACTTGAGCTAATTACAATTGAAAATCCAGATCCAGATGCTTATGAAAGACTAGTTACACAAGAAGCTTCTGATGACTTTTATATACGTAAACAAACTGCACCTAATGTGTATGCAGAACTATTTATCCAGAATTTAAGTGGTTTATACACGATAAAGAAAGAAGAATTTACATCAATAGTTACTACCAGAGTAGTAAATGATGAATCTGATAATGGCTTCACAATACCGGTATCTTACTCACTTATAAGAGAATTAAGCCTAACTGAAGTAATGCAACTGCAAGAGTATATGTTGAGAGTAGATGTATATGCTGCAGACATAGTAAATATACGCTGGTATGCAACATCAACCTTCAGTATTCTATTTAAAATTGTATCTATTGTTATAACAGTACTCTCAATGGGTTCATTATCATTCTTTGATTTACTTGGGAAACTAATATTTTATGCTGCAGTAAGTGAATTAGTGGTCTATATAGCTATAGAAACTGGCAATGAGGAACTAGCAGCAATTGTTGGATTAGTTGCTATCATAGGCTTTGGTGGAGGCCCAGGCGAAGTAATAGACTTTGGATCAGCTGAAGGCTTATTGATGGCATCTACAAATTTTGCAGATAACCTTACTGAGGCATTTGGTGTAACTATGGAAGGGCTTGCAGAAGAACTCGAGTTCATCAATGAAACAACCGAAGAACGCTTAGCTGAGCATAAAGCAGCACTTGGCGACGTAAGTCCAATAGATGCTGAATTTCTTGTAGCACTAAAAAGTGTAGATACCACAATGTATCCAGCAATTAAAGCTCAGTATGATTTTGACCTTATATTTAACTATGATAAGATTATTAAAGATTTCTACGAACTTAACTACAGAACAGGAGTATCCTAATGGAAGGTTATTACGATAATGGTTTAGCCAAAACCATGGGACAATCTACTGGATCATTTATTGACCAGAATGGACAACAAGTACCATTTTTGAGTAATGATGTATTTAATGCTTATGGTGGTAATAACAATAGTCCATATGGATTTACGCCTAAACCAATGAATAATTGGCAGAAAGGTTCACTAGCCATGCAAGGTATTACATCGTTTTTAGGTGCTATTGATGCACGTAAACAAACAAAAATGATGAAACAAAACAACCGATTTGAGCAAGGTTTAGCTAATCGAAACTTACATAACTCTGCAGTAACTACCAATCGACAATTATCAGATAGAAACGATGTAGCAGCACAGTTAACTAGTGGCGCTGAATATGGTTCAGCAGGTCACCTAGCTGAAAGAGATCGTGGATTAATCTCGGTTGATGGTTCACCAATCACAGTTTAGGAAATAGTATGGCTATTGATGCACAACAAATAAAAGTAAATCTTCAGAGAGCTAATCCTAATGCAGGGTTAGCTATTGCTTCTCGAGGATTTGGTAATATAGCCAATTCTATTCAAGCACATGACAATGCCAATGATACTGCACAGCACCGTAATGGTATATTAGCTAATCAAGAACAAAGACTTATTGCTGACACTCAAAATAGAGAAGCAATGCTCAAACTTGCCCAAGATAAACAAAATTATGTCGAAGGTGAAGGTCAACGAAGAATTCTTGAAGAAGAACGTTTACTAAAAAATTCTGCTGAGCAAGGCATATTAGCTAATGAAGTGGCTAATAACGCTGGACTTAGCCGTGCACCTGCAATGTTTGAAAACGAAACTAATCAACGGATTATGGATAATAGTCCCGAATATCGACAGTTAATGGGTATGGGTGGAGATGCTACTGGTCCAATGACTCCAGAAGCTCAAGCGAATGTTGACCAGTATCGTGAAGATTTTACTAACGATCCTAGAAATAAACGATTGTTATCAGATCCAAACGTGTATAAAACTGAAGTATTAGGCAAATTACTTAGCTCTGGTAAATTCAGTCGTCAAGATGCTGAAGCTATTGCTACACAAAAAACTGCAGCACTATTTCCAACTATGGATATGGAAACTGCTGGTCGATTACTTAAGAAGCCTGGTTCATCTGGTTCAGGTAGTGGAAGCAGTGGTTCTAGTGGTTCTTTTAAAAATGAATTTAGTATAGGTACACCTAAAGGTCGTGCTGACGTTGTTGATCGATTTGTGGAGTCTCGAGGTCTAGAAAAAGTACCTGATAACTTCTTATGGACTGACATGAAATACGATGTAGGTCGTCAGAACCCTACCGGTGCAGATATTGCTAAAACATTAGCACGCTTAGCTACTGATGGAATCGTAAGCAGCACTGCAGGTGAAGCAGCTATAACTGAGGCTTTTAATGCTGATGGTGTAACGTTAGATGATAAATTTAACTTCACAACTAAAAAAGGTTATAACGAGTTACTTAAAGTTGCTCAAAGATCACAACAGCAAGAATTAACAAAAACTAATACTAAAAGTGGTTCTTCAGGAATACTTGGCTACCAAAATCAGCTAGATGCTGATCGTGATTATAACGAAAGTATCCTTGGTAAAACTGTGCAGGACCAAAGTACACAACAGAAACGTATGTCTACTTTCCTTGGTGGATTGCCAAGTGCTCCTAAAACAGTAGCTAAAACAGTCCCTGGTGGATACATCGATACTGATGGTGGTAATACTCCATCTCCAGTTGTTGATGATAAATCAATAATGCCTGCAGTAAATGCTGATGACTTAACATCAGAAGAAAAAGACAATGCAGTGTCTGGTTTAAGGTCATTAGCTAACCCAGGTGCTGCACGTACTGCTCGAGGCAAAGAGACTATTAAAATGTTGAAACGTATAATGCCTGATATAACAGCAGAAGATCTACGTACTAACCATAACTCTATACTTAATGATATTATAGATTCAGTCAGCCAATAGTAGTCCCAACAGGATAGTAATGCCAAAGTACATTTTTGACAATAATAGTAATCCGTACATGGACTTGCCATCTCTTGCGGATAGTAAGAAATCTAATTTACTTAATAAACTTGCGGGGAAGCAAGAACGATTAACTCCAACTCCAGTACCTGTTGAACCTTTACCAACTAGAATTTTTAGTGATGGTGCTTCAGGTGATGGTTTAATTGATATGGCTGAAGCAAGCTTATACCGTGGTGCAGGTAACATTGCAGATACATATGCTAATATTCAACAAAATGCCTTAGATAACCCAAACTACGCACTGTCTCCAGAAATTGATAATTTATCAGATCAAGCTTACTCCGACGAGAAAGCTGGGTTTACAGGTAGAGAAGCCTATAACGAAGATATTCACAAATTAACTAATGCTGTAAACAAAGGTGGTCTTGCCGGGTACTCAGAAGCTGCTATGCGAGGTTTGGCCTTAGGGCCAAGAGCTCTTGCTGATTCAGCAGCTAGTGGTGTAGAACTTGGTGTTGGAGCTTTAGCTACCGCTGCAGCTGGTGCAGCAACTGGTCCTGTTGGAGCAGCAATAGTCGGTGCAGCTGCATTTGGCAGCAAAGCTAAAAAAGTTGTAGACGCTGTAGATAAAGTAGTTACATTAGGTGATCGTCTTAAGAAAGGTGCTAAAGCTGTACCTGCTCTAATTGCTAAGAGTGCTGGTCGAACCAGTTTACTTACTGCTGATATTACTGAACAAATGCGTCAAGAATACAAAGAGGCTAATGGCGGTAAAGAACCATCTGCTGCCTGGTATGCAACAAATGTCCCTGTAACCATGGCATTAAATGCAGTTGAATTTGGAATCATCACAAAAGCTGTACCTAAATTCAGTAAGTCTTTTGTAAAAGATATGAAGCATTCAGTTAAATTTATGTCTAATAGTCATGCATTAGAAGCTGCTAAACGTATATTTGGTGGTATTAAAAAGGTAACTGCTGCTGCTGGAGCTGAAGCTGGACAAGAATACTTGCAGACTTGGCACGAAATACTTGCACCAGTTGTTAGTGGTAAAAGTTTAGAAAAATTTGTAACTACTGCAGCTCAAGCGTTAGGTAATGATCAAAACCAAACTGAAGCTATTGTTGGTTCAATCTTAGGATTTAGTGCTGGTGGTACTGCTCGAGGTATTGCAACAGTTCCTCAAGTTTCTGCCGGGGTAGCTTTAGAAGGTGCCCTTGGCACAGCTAAAACAGCAGGTGAAGGTCTTAAAGCTGCTAACAGAGGCATTCAAAATGCTACTAATAAAGCAGGTCTTAAGGTGCTCAGCGAAGATGACCGTGCAAATATTCGTAACGACTATGACATTGCAGAAAAAATCGTTGAAGAAAAATCTGCAGAGATTGATACTAAGATTGAAGTTATCAAAGATGCAAAAACTCTTGAAGACCTAGCTGCTGATAAAGACTTAAATGTTACCATCGGTAAAGCTATGGATGAACTAGGGTTCCTTGATGGTGACCTAAAAGATCCTGCAAAGTTTAAAAAACTACAAGATAAAATTATACGTAATCAAGCTGCAGCGAAAGATCTACTTAAAGTAGAGCTCGAGACAAGTAATGCTAGTGCTGTAGTAAAAGCTTCTACCACAAACATAAAAAATATGACTGTTGAAGCTGCTAAAGCAGCTATCGATAAAGTTCCTAAGGAAGTTGTTGAAGCAACAGTGGCAGCAGCGATTAAAGCTAAAGCCATACCTGCAGTTGCATTAAAATCAGTTCAGCAGTTAAGATCAAGCTCTGCTTACGGCATTGTCGAGATAGGCTTAAAAGGTACAGTTAAGCAATCTAAAATAGCATATGAAGCTGCTAAGGATTTAAGTCATACTGACATTCAGAAAGTAGCTGATATTGTCATGGAAAAGAATCCAGACCTTGGTAAAAAATTAAACAAGCTGTATGAAGATAAGAAGAAAGCGTATGAAAATTTTGATATACGTAATAAAGATCTTATTAATGCTGAGAATCTACCAGCAGAAATTAAAGAAGTAGCTAAAAATGGTACGATAGGTACTCAGTCTGCAGCAGGCATTGCTAAACTTATCAAGCACGCTATGGGTAGCAAAATTGCTGATAAAGCTACTTTGGACATTTTATCTAAAGCAGTTGCTGCATACAAAAAATCTGATGCTTACACTAATACTAAAACTAAAGGCCGTATTGATGAACGAAATATGGCTGTACTGGAAAATCGCCTTACTCTTGCTAAAGATCGACTTGGCCGAGAAGTTACAACTGAAAACGTAAAAGAAGCAGTTGATACCGTAGTAGACAAAGTTACAAAGAGTGCAGAAAAGGTAGTAGATAAAGCTAAGTCTGTAGCTAAAAACGTAACAAGTAATGAAAAAGTTAAAGCAGCAGCAGTTAAAGTTACTAAGGCTGTTGATTCTGTTACCCGGGAAAGTAAAGAAATAGCGCCTGGAAAGCTCCACGACGTTATATCAAACGTAGCTACTAGTGTTACTAATGGCAATATTGATGAAATGATTACTGCTATACCTGCATTTGTTAAAAAACTTGCAAGTAAAGGTTATGAAACTGAAGCAGATTTTAATGACTTAATAGCCCAATTCCCTGGACTAAAAACAGCTGATAAATTTTATAATGAACTAAAATCTAAGTTTGCTGTTGAAACAGATGTTATTATGAGTGAAGATTCAGACAGTATACAAACTGATCCTGTTAGCCCAAATGTGGTCTTTCAGTTATTTGAAAAATTAATCCCTGGATGTAAGAAATGAGTTTTTGCCCTAACTATAACTATTTCACTAAATACATACAAGCATTCCGCCAAAATGTTGAAATTGATAAGCAAAAAGATAAAGACCTACGTTACAACGTATGGGGTACAACAGCTACTCATGTGAGTGAGATGTTTTCTAAAGGTATTGACGCGTTACCTTGGGACGATAATAATTCTCAACATGTTAAAAGTAAGATCGAACGTTCACTGAAAAATATAACTGAATCTCCTAAATCAATTCAGGGATTCATGAAAGACATCATCAATAATGATGATGGAAATAACATCGAATTCTCAATAGCACTCCACGAGTTAATGGAATCTGTTAAAGGTGAAGCTGATAAAGCACGTAATATAGGTATTGAAATATCTGAAGTTAGTGAAACCGGTGTATTACCATCATTACCACTATCTCGCTTAGCAGCCAGTATTGGTCGTAAGATTGCATACCAAAAAGGTTATCGATTCAAAAGCCAAGAAGTAAATCCAAGCACTGCTGCAGAGATTGAAACTCTGTATTACGCAATTGGTAAACTTGCACTAGAAGGGCTTGAGCAAAAAGGTTATGTGAAAGTATCTGATGGCATGTCTACTATTAAAGACTACATTGATATTACTGAGCTAAGTAAAGAGTTCCCTAAAACCAATGTTGCCACTGATAAAGTACTGAGTGTGTCTTTGGATGAGAAAAAATTTGGTATTAAAGCAAATACTCCTGAGTCAGCTTATTTCCTAAATCGTACAGAATCTGATTTAACAGACACTGAATTAGGGACCATAACCGACGTACTTAGAGCTGTTCGCCAGGTAACACAACCTTCACAGTATCAATTACCTGATGCATCACCAACCCAAACCATGGAAGAATTGGCTGAACGTGATGATCAAAATATTGGCATAGATCCTAAGACTGAAGCTGTACGTAAAAAACTTTATGATACTCCAGTGTATGTACATAGCAGTGTGCATGACCTTATGACCTTGCTTAATAAAGAAGCAATGAAAACAGGTAAGTCAGCCTCTAAAATTATTAAAGAAAAGTTTCAAGGTCACCAAGAAGTAATCAACTCATTGTTCGGACTGAAGCGTTCTGACGATCATTCTATTGACAAGAAAGAATCAGTAGCTGGACAAAACTTGTCTAAGACAGCTCCGTTGGATGATCTTGTTGAGTACTATGATGTGATACAGAAAGGTTCAACTACTCCTGCACCATTACACATGCCATTGAAGATTGGTCGTAATGCACGCTTATACTATGAGAACAGTGTGTTAAATCCACACGGCTCAAAGCATAGCCGTTATATGCTAACCGCAGGCCAGTACACCGTAGATTCAGGTTCCGCTGACTTCGACTACCTTGTATATGGAATTTCACAAGCTTTAGGTGACAAAACACTTACATACAATAATTTCACTGGTAAGACTGAAAGCAAATTAGATGACGCGATTAAAGTATTTGACCGTTATGAATCAAGCAACACATTACAGAAAAAATTAGCTGCAATCAGTAATTTATCAGTTATGTTCCCTGGTGTGGATTACGTATCGTTGATTACGACTATAAAAGCCGTGAAGGACATTCGTGCTCCAAAGGGTGGCAAAGTTACAACTGAGTTTAATGTCTCTGCAGATGCTACCGCTTCAGGTGGTACGTTAACATTCTTGCAAGCATTGGGTACAAATCCAAACGTTGAGAAATTCTTACAGCGTATTGGTATGCTCAAGCAGCCAGATGGTTCAGTTAAGGTGTCATTAAACGATTTATATGGCGTTATGACTGAGAACATCGATAAGTTCGTCAAAGGCGAAGTTATTGAGAATTTAGTTGGCCAAGACTTAAGTAAATTAGCTACTGGTCCAAGATTGTTAATGCAGGACACGGTAGAGCTACTGTTTAATAAAGGTGAGGATACTCGAGAGCTTTCTAAAGACCCTACAATGACATTTGTGTATGGTCAGAAGCGAAGAGGTGCCACAGAAACTATGGCTCGATCATTAGCTGATCGTATTGTGGATAGCTTGAATTCTCCAGCAACTAAAAAGTATTTAGTTCGATTACTGGGTAAAGAATACTCAGATATGGAAAGTGAAGAGTTACGTAACACTAAAGCTTTATACATTAAAATTGTTACTGAGTTACAGAGCTCTGGTTTAACTGGGCAATTGTTCGACATAATGAATGCGTCGATTAATGAAGAGTACTTAGTTGAGTTTAAATCTCGTTCTGATCAAGTTTTTGACTATGTTAAAAAGCTAGACTCAGGTCGTCCATTCAAGATTTTACCTGCAGCAGCAGTACTTGCTGGTTTGAAGCCAACATTAGCTAACTTAAAAAAGTATGGCATGCCGTTGACTAAGGTATATGAGGTTTCTAACCCAACACCTACTAATAACGATACAGTTCTTACACGTAGACAAAAGCTTACTCAAACAGTAGCTGATGTATCTCCAATACATAGTATTGATGCAGCTCAACTTTATGGCTCATTAGATGAAGTTATGACTGATAATGGTGCTGTAGTTGTACATGATGATATTCGTGGCACAGTACAAGATGTGCGTGCAATGGAAGATAAGTATCGTGAAGTCACTAAAAAAGTTATCAGTGAATTTGATATACATCAACAAATTATGGAAGCTGTTAAAGCTTATGGTCCTGAAATTGCTGAATCACCTGGTTTCCAGGCATTAATGTCTGAAATTCTTGCTGAAGTAGAAAGTAAGAAGAAAATTATGAACTCTGATGAGTTCAACGATGATACTCATGCACTTATCGGTGATGGTAATAAATTTATTGAGTTCGCTAACGGTGAACAGAAAGCTGAAACTAAGAAGCCTGTAACTAAGAAAGCTACCCCTAAAAAGAGTGGTACTGCTTTATTGAAAGAGCTTGCTGGTGAGTCAACCATCATCACTAATTTCTTATCTATGATGAATAAGAGTGATGTAGAAGTAGGTGATGGCAACACATTTACTCCTAAAACTGACACAATTACTATTACCGGTACTGACCAAGGTAGAGGTGACGGTAAAGTTTTAGACATGAATAACAAAGCTGATCGTAAGATGCAGAAAGAGCTCATCGAGCATGAGATTACACATGCCAATACAGTAGCTCAGATTACTAAAGCTCTCGAGCAAAAAGATGGCTATGAGCATGCTGAAGTAATGTACTTTCAGAAGGCTATAAAACAGCTTCAAGATAAATTCCGTAATGACATCAAAGGTTTAACAAATCTGCCCGGGGAAGTGTCTGGAAGATTGAACTACATATTTAAACGTACAGACCAAGCTGAGCAGATAGCTGAATTTGTGGCTATCATGAATGCTGAAACTGATACTGCTAATGAAATTTACGCAATATTGGCTAAAACAACTAAAGGTGATATTAAGTCTCGCATTAAAGAATTTGTTAAGAAAATTGCTAAGGCATTTGAAAAATTAACTGCTGCAGACTTTAAGAAAGATATAGACGTAGAGAAACTTTACAGTGCTATTGCTTCGACTGTTGCACAAGGTGAAACTCAACGTGAACAAAATTACGCTGAGACAGAAAAGTATTTATCTAAATTTGATAAGGCATTTGGAGCTGGAGTAAAAGATAGAAGTAACCTTAATTATTTGAATGCAGCTGTATCAAGTATGCTTAGCAGCAAATTTGAAGGTGAAGGTAAAAAGCTTGTTGGATCTATACACGGAAAAATGAAAGAAGTATTCCCTGTATATACTGATGTGGCTAATAAAATAGCAGGTATCTACGACGAATCTGCAGCCCTACAGCAGATCTTGCACTCAATTACCGGTAATGGCATTGATAAGAGCAAGAAAGCTGATGTACTAGCTCAGTTTGCTGATGTGATGGCACAACAGACCTCTGTAATCAATGAGCAGATGGGTAGGTTTAATGAGCTACTTGCACCATTATCTGAAAAAGAAAAAGAAACAATTGGACGTTTTGTAACTGAAATGCCATTGCATGACTATTTTGTGTTGGCTGATGGGCTTGTGACTGAATCTGCGATAGCAGATGAAGTAATAAAACTTGAGCAAGCAATTAAGTCAGCAGGAAAGAAAAATGTTATTACCAGTATTGATAACTTAATTGATTGGAATGTTAATCATAACGAAAGAGCTAAAGGTAGAATATACAATCTTGCTGCTGGAGATACTCAATACAAAGGTGAACTCGGTGAGAATGCTAGAAAATTACTCGCATTAAAATCTATCCAGACAATTGGTGCTAAAGACTTTGAAAAGCTATTGGCAAACACAGAGTTAACTAATCTTATTAAAGATAACAGTGTAGCGAATAGCTTGAGCTTACTAGAAAATAATGGCTCAAATAATTTATCTGATAGTCTTTTAATGGATTATTACAAAGAGCCATTTCAGATTGAAGCAGTTGAAGAATCTGGACTTAGCCGATATAACACAGGTGAAAATACTGGATGGGAAGTATTACAAGCTCCTGAAGGTGGCAGACTTGGAATTGTGTATAGACCAATAATTGATTCAACAAATATTATGGGTGCCTATACAGATATAAAATTAAACTCTACTGGTATTACTGTCAGTGAAAAACATAAAAATACAGTTGGAGTAGTTAAGTCTGGAGACAATGAATACAAATTTAGGTTGACTAAAGATCAAAAATTAAAATTAGGATTGGTTGAAGATTTCAGCCAAGGACTAGTTCGCAGTACTGCTCACAATATGGCTATTCAGGATTCACAGATTATTCGTGATGAGATGTTAAGAAAGGATACTAGAAAAGTAGTAGGTAAGAATACACAGGAATTAGAAGATATAGTTGCTTCTGACAATGTAGATAACCCATGGTTTATTAAACTTGAAGAAGGCACGGTATATGAAAAATTACCGAAAGCAATTCAAGCTAAATATATGAAGGTAGGTAGTCGTGTATCTAATGTAGATAACTTTGATGAGAATGTTGATTTAGTTCGAAAGGATATTTCACATTGGTTATTGGGTGGAAGTGCAACCTCATTATTTACTAACCCACAAATGAAGTGGACAATGAGAATTGTAAAAGACTTAATAGCGGGTGCTAAAATTGGGATGGTAGTACTTAATCCAATTAAGATTGCTAATGATAACATCTCAAATGTTTCGTACTTAGGTGTGATGGGTGTGTCTCCAGTATTTATTGCAAAGAATTACAAAAATATTACTCGAGATTTCCAAGCGTACTCTGATCTGCAACGTCAAATTATTCAGTTGAAAGTTCAATTGGTTGCAAAACCAGAGAGTACTAAGCTTAGTAAAAAGTTAAAGTCATTACAAAAAGAATTAGCTAAAAATTCTCTCGGTAATATTACAGAGAAAGGGTTTATTAACTCTCTAGGTTCTGACCTGGTAGCTAAAAATGCAGACACATTATCTGGTCTACAAGCGGATATGCATACAGCTCTTAAATACCTTCTTATTAACAAAGATGGTAAGAAAAACTACGTGTCTCACTTTATAATGCAACTCCAGAACCTTGGGTTTAATGGCGAAGATTTTTTAACTTACGTTGGAAAAATTGCCAATAAAGCTAGTAAGGATGGTAAAGGTGTCCAAAAAGAATTGGATCAGGTAGCTAGTCGATTGAAAGAGATCCGTACTGAAGAAGATATTATCAATTACGTTTCTCAATACACTAACAGTCCTGGCAGTGAGGCTGTACGCCTTGGAGCTTCGATTACTGACCTAACAGATGTGTTGGCCAAAGAAACTCTTTATCGTCACTTAGTTGAGGTTGAAGGCGCATCTCATGAAGCTGCACGAATAAAAGTACTAGATTCGTTCCCAGACTATAAAGAAAATATGCCTTTAGCTATAAAACAACTAAGTGATTCCGGTATCATAATGTTTCCATCATTCTGGTTAAGAATTCAGAAAGTAATTTACCGGATGATTCGTGATAAGCCAGTTAACCTGGCTGCGGAATTAATGCTTGAAGAAGCATTTGGTAATAATATTAACACCATTCTAGATGCTAATATTGTTAACAAATCAAATTCATTTGGTGGACTATTTCATACGCCAATAGAACCAATTGGTTTAGGAAGTATATTACCAACGCATTTGTTTTAATAAGTTAGGGGAGTAAACACTTACTCCCCTATTATTATTCAGGCCAATCCTCGCCACTAAAAATTGTAGCTCTATTAAAAAAAGTGTAGGCAATTCCAAACACTATTCCTAAGACAACAAGAATTAATAGTAAGTATGCAGTATAGAACGACGCAATTAAAACTCCACCAGCAATGATGGAGACAATAATCGCTTTAAACATCGATTCCATACTGACCTGTTACTCTTCAGACTTGCCGAAACGCTTTTTGCTACCAAAAGCAGGAGCTTTTTCAGACTTACCGCCTGCAGTATCGGCAGAGTCTCCAGCAGTACCATCAGGACGTTTAGCTGCAATCCACGCAGTAACTTGCTCTTCAGTAACACCATCTTTATACGTAATATTATTCACGTATTTCTGATCAGCAGCAAATCCTGCACCAGCTTCAGATTCATTAACGATTTCTTCTGCAGTAGCATTATCTTCAGCACGGTAGAAACCTTTAATAATTTTCTTTTCCTGGATGTTACCGTTATAAGCACTGTATTCCATTTGAACACGCATTAGTACAGAGATGTCTGCTAAGTCTTCTAACACAGCACAATCTTTCATCTTTTCTTTTTTACCGATAGGTAATTCAGCTTCAATGGGATCTGCTACGTCATCTAAATTAGCAATAATCAATAGTTGATTAAATACTTTTGCACCAATTTTGTTAGGTGTACCGTCGTTATTAGTTACACGAAGATTACCGTAGATAACTTGCTTTTGCTTAGAGTGTTCAACATACATATCAACTGATGTAGAACCACCATTAGATACACTTACTAATGGAGCAATTATGTGCACAGGATAAATACCTGATTTATTAATATACGCACCACCAGATTGTTTAACATCTTCAGCTTTCTTACTTGTTTTTGCAAATGACATATTTTTATTCCTTACCCACTCAGTGAGTTGTTAGAAAGGGTGTCACCCCTATGGTTTAAAACGCAATAACTTGATTGTTATTACGAGATTTGATAGCTCATACAGTGACACGTAGTTGTCAAGCAACGGTCTGTTCCATAATGTATTGAGCGTTAATTAGATACTTCTACATCCTTCTTCTCGGACTGTCGGAGTGTACCGTTATTTATCGGATTTACCGCTTTACCGTTGTTCCCTCGTCACTGGGGTGTCGGGTAGAAGATACTTATAAATAGTTATTCACTGTGGCTATTGGATGCTCACTTTAGTAGATAAATTTCGCTACTTCTCCTGAGTCCAGCATTAACAGGCTGTGACACACTGAATCGTGAATAACGTTAAATAGATAGCTTATCGATCACTGAAGCGCATGCTCATGCGGATGCTGTATATGGCCAATCAAGCAACGTTTTTAAGACACTGTAACTACAAATAAAAATCAATAAGCGTTTAATTCGAGCTCAGTCTTTCCTGAGAGTATGTATTTCCTTTTTGTTGATTTTCTAATGGAGTTAAGTACTGTAAATTTTCAGGTACATGAAGACCACTAACTAATTCGCCTCTCAAAGGTATTTCATGGTCAACTTCCATTCCATCTGGGCAATCATCGTAAATATCTTTAATGAGTTTACGGTCTGCCCATATAGGCATTCTTTGTGACTTCCTTGCAGCATAATTACTACTGCGTTCACGATTACCTTTAGGATTATTTTTAGTATAGTCTTTCATCCGAGCAGAAATTTTTTCTTTATTTTCGATGTTATATTTTCGAGCGTACTCTGCTTCTTTAGCAACGTTATCAGGATTAGCTCTATACCGAGCTTTACCTTCAGCTATCTTTTTAGCATTTTTCTCTCTATATCTACGATTAATTTCTGATCTAGTCATAACTATCCTATAGAATTTGAACGGCACTATTCACCGAAGTCAGGGTCTGGAGTCCATGAACTATTATAGGGACCACTTCTCAGCTTTACTTTGTTTATTCATAAGCAATTCGATATGAGCTTGTAAATTAAAATCATCAATGTCTATGGTGTCAGGCAAAGCTTCTTTATCCATAGTTGTACGAGAACACATTTTAGAGTTTCTGCAATGCACAATACGTTTTTTACCTTTTAACTCAACAAATAAAGCTTCATCAACTTCTGAAAGCATTCCACCTTTTTTGCCATAACTGCCGCCAGCATTTACTAAGCTATAGCCTGAAACATCTTCACTATACATAGCATGTGAAACTACAACAACATTAAAGTTGGGAACCATATCACGTTCAATGAAATCCACAAATTTCTTAATTTCTGTATTCACTTTGCCATATGGAAATGCTTTAACTTGATCAAGTACATAACCTTCAATATCTAAAAATATTTTAGAACCTGAATCAATAGCAACTGTTTTAGGAAGCTCTTTAAACTTTTCTTCATAAGCACCAACTTTTTCTACAATTAAATCAATTAATGTATCTATACTGATAAAGTCAGGTACGTTTACATGTGGTTGTTCAAATGGATATTTTTTACCATCTCTGGCAATTACTAGTACGTCTGTTAAAGACTTAAGTAATGTTGTCTTACCAATATTAGGCAGACTACTAATCAACAATTTTACGTTGCTCATTGTTTATTCCTTAAATAGGTTGGATTACAGCTCTCGCTATTAATAAAAAAATACTCAAAAATATTCCTGCGACTAATGCAGTGATCATTCCTTGGAAAGTTCCAAAGAATAGAAACATTAGTCCAGCAGATACAGCAACATCAGTTTGCCAATGGTATTTGGCGAAGAATTCAAGATTTATCTTAGCCATTATTATACCAAAAGCTGCTGCTGTTAAGAAGCTAATTCCGATTATTTCAAGCATAGTATTAGTCCTTAAAAATACTTTTTCTCCCCGTCTTTACGAGCAGAAATAGCATCTTCTAATTTTTTAAAACGTCCAAGTGATATGGACTTTCGTTCAACAGTGATTGTCGCTCTCCACTGTTCTTGTTGTTTACACCAAGAAACTCCAGTAACACCAGATTTGTTATTAGAACTTAGTTGGCAATTACGTGATTGAGTTTCTTTAGAAGCCCACCGTAAATTGCCTGGTTCATAATTTCCAAGAGGATCAATACGATCAATAGTGTACGTAGGTTTAAGAGCATTATCTAAAGACATGATGTATTTATCATAGGCATGAAAATCAACAATCCATTCTTCCTTAATCTTTATTCCTTTGGCCCCATACCTAAAGTACTCTGGATCTGACTCCAAGTAGCAACGATGTCGCATGTGATTCCAGCGAATATAATTAGGTGATTTAGTAGCACCTGTATTTTTTAAACGGCCAAATCGAGTCTGTCTTGTTTGTTTCATAAATCACCACAATGTTGTTAAGTACTAATATTAACAACGTGTGGCATGAATTACAAGTTTAAACACGAAGTCTCGGATCATGCCAAATAATATGAGTTAATTCAGGATGCTTTTTAGTAGCTTTAATACTATCTACTGCAAGCTCTAATAAACCCTCAATGAAGTCAAAGTCTTCTTCAGTAATCATTTCTGTAAGTTCAGTAACTTCAGGTGGATATGATTTCAATGGTTTACCAGTTTTTTCACTGGTACCTCCATCGATATTACGATTCACATACACCAAACGAATACGAGTTACGTTGTAATCTAATCTACGGAGAATGTATGCGTACACAAGCAACTGGTACTTATAGTAAGCAGGTATTGCTCGAGGTTTAGTTTTAGAATTGTATGTCTTGTAATCTACAATCATACAATCTTCTTTCGTACCTTCCAGACGGTCAATTGTTCCACCAGCAAAATACTTATCTATCAACTCAATCATATGTTGAGTTTCAACTTCAAGAAATTCATGCTCGAGTACATAGTAATTAACTAAGCACTCAGCCATCATTGGGTATTGCATACGAACAATTGCAGGATCATAGTCATCATGAATATCAAGCATATCAATGTATTCATCAATAATATTTGTATCAACTACTTCACCTTGTGCAACCATCTCTGCACAGTAATGGACAATAGTCCCAATAACAGTAGATGTATTATGCGTAAAAGGATTTTTCTTCAGCACTTCACTCTGGTACCAGTTATGAGGTTCCTGAATAAATTTAGCAAATGAACTTGGACTGATTTTAAATACAGCATCATCAGGTACAGTTGCGGGTGTGTAAATTAATGGATTAGTCATGATATTTTTTCATCTCTTGTTTGCACACTTCACATGTGACTAATTTTTTTATCGAAATAATTTTTAAGTGGTAACTACCATTTCTACAAAGTGGTTCACTACGTGAGTACTTTGGGTGTTGATAATGTTGAACATCATCTTCATCTGGGTATCCCCTATAAGGCATTTAGCACCTCCTGAATATCATCAATTGAAGCATTGTTTTTAATACTAGTTAACTCAGCCCAATTCTTACCAATTTCACCAACACACTCGTTAGGCACAATTGTGTCCTCGAGGTAATCAGTATTCATGATTGGAACTAGTGTGTCATTCAACCACTTAATGGATTCAGCATCATCTTTAACGTAGATGTAAATTGAATCATAAATTGTTGAATGCGGTATTACAGCATCTGCCATACCTTGTTCACGCGCTTGATGATTTAACTCATTAACAGCAATCAAAGTAAGTATGCTCCAGAACTGACAAGTAGCATTATGTAATGTTCTTATCTGTCCAGCGGGATCACTAGTGTATAACCTGCAACCAAGACCCAAGTGAATGTACCCTTGTCGTTGTGCGGTTTTGAGTACGTAATTTTCTCTGTAGTCAGTAATACCAGGATATAAAATATTATGGTAGTTATCAAAAATTTCTTGAGTAATAACACCACCTTTGTCTGCATCAGGGTAACCCCCATACGCAAGCTTAAAAGTTGGAGCTTTAGATATGAATCGAATATGACCAAGTACATCATTACCGTCATCAACGGCTTTTTTAAACTCTTTAACATATGCAACATTATCAGTGTTCTCCCCAAGTTCTTTAGCAATATCATCTGGAAAGTAACCACAAGCATTCAATGAATGACCGTCAAGCCCTTCCAAGAAGATATTACACTTGTTGGTGTCACCAGTTAAATTAGCTATGCCACGGTCTTCTAATGCAGCGTAATCAATTGCGTAGATTAGATAACCTTCAGGAGCTTTAAAGCATTTCTTTAAAGGCTTAGCATAAATAGATCGTGTACTAGGCATATTAAGTAAATTAGGATTGTTACTCGTATTACGAAATGACTTAGCACCAAACAATTTAATGTTTCCATGCAACACACCGTCTACAGTAAACTTATCAAATGCTGTTAGAAAGTTACTACTTATAATGCTACTGAAAGAATAATCTATCATTGCATTAAGTACATTTAACAAATCACCTTCAGGTGACATCTTAGCTACGAGTTCAACTTGATCTCTTCCCCATGAAGCTTCACCAGTATCTTTACTATAAGCTAATGGTTCAACCTTAAGCATTTCGAAAAACTCTTTCATCTGCTTATTACTGCCCGGATTAAACGGATCTAGTTTCACAGGTTTCTCAGCTTTTTCGTAACGAGGACGATTCCATAATTCTAATTTGTATTCTGCTAGTGCTACCATTCCTGCTTGCACATCAGCATTATTGGTTAATCTACGTTTATCACAGATAGCACCAAGAAACGGGTCTTTAAGAAAAATGTTATATGTTTTTAAATCTTTTAATACCCACTTGTCACGAATATCTTTATTCTTATGAATTTTTTTCAAGTAAGTATTAACTATCCAAGTACGGTGTATAACATCTGAACTTTTAAAGGGTTTTAAATAGTAATCAAGTTCACGAACTGATTGAGTACACTTTTCCGCATAAGCTCTTTGAGCATATGGTAGTCGTTTAAGTTGAAATTGTTGTATAAGAGGATTGTCCTCTAATCGTTTTGCAACATCATCCAAAACTGTATGGACAGTATCACGTAATTTATTTACAGCATCTTTATCGATGTGCAATCCAGCATCCATCATCTGAATCATGTCAGGTATGAAATGCTTAACAAAATTGTTATAAAAGAAATCAGGTTCTTTCTTATCTAGATCCACAGTTGGATCAAAATCTTTAGGATGTGGTAATGGTAAAAATTCAATTGGACGCATCGGATTCCTCTACTACTACTCTAAATTTTCTTCTTGCTGACTCACCACGCTGACTTACAGCGTAGTCATTAAGTTCAGTCCAAAATTTAAGTCTTCTTTCTACTATTTCTTGAGTTGGCCATGATTCTAATACTTCAAATGGTGTATCTACAAGCTTAGAAGAGTAATGGCAACCGTTGTAACATCTACGTTGAGGATCAGTATTCACCTCATGCTTTATACTAGTCATAATCTTATACATTACATATCCTCCATAAAACCTTTGATGTCATACCAAAGTTTAAATGTTGCTGCACCATCAATAGAGCAGTAGATTAAAAACTTCGGATCTTTATTACTTTCAGGTTCGTACTCATTGTAGAGTGACCATGCAGGAGCATAATATGACCCCATCAGGTCTTTCAAACCAACCTTAGATTTCCATACGTCAACATGATTTGTTAAGCATTTAGCTAACAGTTGAGTGTCTTCGTAATTCTGTGGAAATTTACCGATACGGTGATACATAATTTTTAAATCAAATAATGCATTGTGTATTAGTAATAAACCTTTGTACTCTGCAATCCACTTCCAGATAAACATTTCTAATTGTGGGTTATCACATACAATTATTACACTCTCATTTTCAGACAACCCGAATATGAAATGTGTAACACTTACTAACGAAGGGAAACTCAACCCACTGTTGAAAGATACTTGCAGTGCAATACTCTTTTGGTCAACAGGTAGATTTTCACCTTTCAAATAATCTTTAGCTTCTTTACGATCAGCCTTAGAGTAAACACCCTTAGTTTCCGTATCGAAACTCATTATTTCACGCTTACTTAGTTCAGCGAGTATTTTGCCTACATGCCAACGATTACTATAAACTTTGAAATTTACATCAATCATATTTATTCTTCCAGGCGTGAGCTAGTTGAACTTCAAACTCTCTATCACTAGCAAGTTTTAATATAGTTATTGATTCTTCTACTTCTTGGTCAGTCCAGTCATCTCTACGAGCTAACCACAACAAACCAATAGTTTTACAACCATTTTCTGTTTGTTCTTCAGTCATCTGAAGTCTGTTCAACGTAGCTTTAAAGTACTCTGAACTTAATTCCTTGAATTGTTCATATGTCGTAGAATTTAAAGTTAAATCATGTGCTTTACTCATAGTTACTTACCTTCGTAAACCCAAAGCACAGCATTACACATTGCATGAACTGCACCGATAGTTTTATTTAATTTCTTCTTGATATTTTTGGTAGTAAATGTTCATATTCTTTTAAATAGTCTTTACAAAACTCAACCATATCTTCAATAGTTTGTCCCTTAGGGTGACGACTAGCGAACAACTGTAAATTTTCTATTCTATTATCGTCTTTAATACCGTTCATGTGATGAACTGTCTCTTCTGGGTATAAATCTCTACCTATATGTTTAGCCATTACTAAACGATGCTCAAGCACATCTTTTCCATTTATGCTTACATTTCTATATCCTTGTTTATTAATCCATCCAGTAGGTTCTGGTGGAGCGTCAGTATGCCCATATTTTATGAATCTTTTATGGTGTTTAGAGCAAAATCCATCATTATACGATTTATGTGTGTTACAACCGCTAACACTACACTTTACAGATTCAAACTCTCCTTTAAATTTAGCCCTACCGTAATGAGAATGACAGTAACCCTTTGCTGAATGCACTTTGTTACAGCCTTCTACTGTACAGAGCTTAGGAGCTTTCCAACGCTTAATTTTTTCAGTTGTTCCAGTACGCCTAAGTCTTGTTGCATGTGTTTGGCATAAACCTTTTGCTGCATGTTTTTTACCACAACCTTCAATGCTACATAATCTCATAATCTGTAATACCTTAGTTATAATGTGTGTGTATATTATACTACACTCACCATGAACTACAACTGTATAGACTACTATCTACTCGTTATGGTATTGCCATAATACTGCATTGCAGTATGCATGGGTAACCCCAACGGTTAAATCAGTGTCATGATCATGGTGTAAATGTACTGGGTTATTTAAAAATCCCTCAGGGAATAACCCCCAATCAATTTTTAATTTCATTATTGGTTTTGGTGGATCTACATCTAATTTATTATTACAATAAAAGCATCTACCGTTTTGTTTTTTAACATATTGTTCTCTGACTGCTCTACGAATAGCCATAGGAGTTTTGCTGTACTTAATAGGCAATTCATACTCTACCGTTTTTGATAAATCTACTTTAGCAAACATACATTACTCCAAAATTAGGTCCCCAAGGAGAGACTCGAACTCTCACGTTTATCTAGATTCAGCCATAGTACCAACTGCAGCGGGTACTATAATTCACACCTAAATTTATATGCCAGTAGTTATGTCCAGCAACTCAGCTTCACAGTAAACCCAACAACTTATGCGCCTAATCTAGTAGGGTGCGTCTACCTATTCCGCCACTCAGGGTTAAAACAAATAGTAGTGATCGAACAGTCGCTTAGAATCTAACCGGCACATCTTCGCTTAAGGCAACTTATCCACTACCTGGCCTTGACAGGTTACTGTGGAGAAGGTTCAAAGATACCCTTCCTACCTTTTCGTTGACCACTACGTAAAAATTTATTAACGGGGATTCTCACTTACACTGACAATCGTCAGCTTTCGCCATATGGGAGGAACACAGAACCCACATTCCGTGCTGAGAAACCCCTGTTGATAAACTCTTTAATTAGATGAGTGTGTCGCATACGCTTCGGACCTTGCATGTCGTAGATTTGCACTCGAGGAAATCAGCCTCTACAGCAACACACTCAATTTTAATTTGTGCGGGTTGAGGACTTACACCCCTCTAAGGACACCCGCTGCGACCTTACTCTTCCGACTCACCAGAGCCTATCGAGATCTATTACCAACGCTTGCCTTTCAAGTCGAAGCGATACTAAGCGAAGTTTGGTAACAAATTTTAACTGTCAGCTATATAAACACGTTTATACGAGTATGTATTTTCAGGAGGATCTCCTACTGGAACATCTCTGGTGTTTTTTAACTTACAATCAGCTATAGCTTTTTCTTCATTATAAAAAGCTCTTGTTATAAGAATATCATTTTTAGTTAATATGTATATAAGTTTCACGTTATAGTTCCTCTATTCCATTTAAACCTGTAAGTTCATTCCATTCTTTTTCACATGCAGGATTTAAACACTTAACATGGTCAGCATAGTCATTCCATATACCATGTTCAGATTCACAATAAGGACAATGATCACCCTCATTATCAATATATGCTTTAATTTGTTCATCAGTTAAAGCCATAACTACTCCAGTAATCCATCAAGTGAATTATCAAAAAATGTACCACTAATGTTATCATTCAAGTACTCAGTACTAAATATTGCATTGTGGTGAAACATTAAAGCAGCCTCTAAATATGTTGCAGCTTTTTTAGTACTACATTGGTATAAGATTTCTTTAACGCTAATAAGTAAATCATCAGATGTACCATGACTACCTTCATAGTTAACAAATTTAAGCTTAACTTTTTCTTTACGAACATAATTCTTACGAATTTTTAGTTGAGCTTTAGTAGGTTTTAATCTACGTATAGATTGAACAGTTTTCTTACCGATGTATTTTTGACCATTGGTGTACTCGATCATATAAACGAAATTAGTACAACCAGGTAAAAGATCATCATGGCAATGAACTTCTTTACCTTTAAACATCCACATGAAAATCCCTTATTCCATTTAACCATTCATAGTAGTAATCATTACAAAACCATGTATGGCCAGGGTCTAAGGCAAAAACTCTACGAGAATTGGAGTCACGACTGTAAGTAGCTCTTTCTGCTATTCTACTTTTAGTGCCTTTGTCGTAAAACTCTTCATACCCTATGTAGATTCCCGTTCCATGCTCCAGTTTGTAACGCTGTCCTATTACCATAGGTGAGAGAAAAGTACTCATTTAACTATCCTCTATAAGCTTTTTAGATTCTTGTACACAATTACTGCATATAGTTTTGTCTTCACCATTACTAAACAGAATAGCTACTTCAGTTTCATTGGCTCCACAAAAACTACATTCAGCAGACACATCAGATTCAACTTTAACAACTTTCATTAAAGTCTCCGCAAAGCTGGAGTAACTAAAGTACGTTCAAGACGATCATCAGACATAGGTTCAACATAGTAGCTATTTATTTCACTAGCTAAATTCTTAATGTACTCTTCAGTAGCACCAAGATCGATAGCAAGAGCTAAAGCACGGTAGATTTTAATAGAGCGTTCACCTTTATCAGCTTCAAACGCAAAGTTGAACGTCTCACGAGGATCTTCCAACTTCAAACTTTTATCTTTAGTAGGTAACTGTGCAGCAGGCTTAGGTTTATCTTTCATACGTAATGCAGCATTTTCAAGAATAAACTTAGTCTTAACAGTTTTACCACCCATTTGTGACAATATATTTCTATCAGCAAATGATAAAAATATCTGACTCTGAGGTAACACATCAATTACTAAACCTAATTCGTCAGCAAGTTCCTCAATGAAAACTTTCCACAAACGTTCATCGATATCGACTATTGAATCTAGTTCCAATATAACTCTGAATTTAAATTCATTGTCAGGATCACTGGTACGAACTACGTAATGATTATATTCATTAAGTAAATGATGCGCTTCTATGTCAGTTAACATGGATTTATCAATATCCAATATAACAAACTTAGTACCACCGTATAAATTTTCTTTTTTACGTTCACCATCAGTAAACGCAAATGAGCAGTAGCACGCATTTTCTTTTAACAGTAACTCGAGTTCTTCAAAATTAGTTTCATAGAACTCGTACCCACTGCTAGAATTTCGTGCCATATACTCTTTTATTTCAGCACCAGTTTCAGCTGAGTTCATCTGGAATATCTTATACGACACACCAACTACATCTGTCTGCACTAACTCACGATACTGAATACCACCTTCGCTCATTGTGTAAGATCCATTTTCATCATAGCTATTAGCCAGGGTGATCATTTCCTCTACTTTACTGCGAGATGCTCCAGTGCCGGTTATGTAAGATAACTTACGTAATTCATGCAAAGATAAGAAAAATTCCCCTTCCTCTGCTTTATAACGACACATGTCAGACAGTTGTTCATAGGGCTCTTTTACAAGTTCCTTTTCGAACTCTGTCATATCCGGTGATAAGAACTCAACAGTATTAATTGCATAAGCAAATATTTCTTCTGTGACTTCAGTTTCATTTTCCAAAATTGCATAAGTACCAGCCAGCTTTAATGCTAACCATTGCTTATGTTTACGACTCAGCTTAGAAATTGGATATTTACCTGATTGTTCGTCAGATACAATTGAATTGTACTCTAAGTACACATCAAACAGCTTTTGAGCTTCGTCAGCTACCGATAACGGTGTTCGAGTAGTATCTTCAACTAAGTCAGCTGTTAATGCATTAAGCTTCACCTGTGCACTCAGTACACGTTTACGTTCAGCTTCTTTTTTAGTATAAAGTTCATCAATAGTTTTAATATCTAACTTTTGAGGAGCTTCAGGTGTAAAAGTAAATATACTTCTACGAGCCAATTGGGTATTAAATACCAATCGGAATTTATTCTTAATTTCGTTGTTATAAAGTATTGCTTCTTGCGAACCGAAGAACAACGCATTAACCGGTAGATTCTTAACTGCACCAGTTTGGTTCTCCGTAGATTTAACAATCTTTGGAGGAATGTTACCTAAGTCATAGGCCACTGCGATAATTTTGATAATATCTACAATAGCACCATTAGTTTGTAGTTCAGATCCTATCTCTGAGCTTAATATAGAGCCAGCACCCATAGGGTTCTGCGCTATATCAGCAAAGTGATGCATCAAACCTTCAACAGTACCCAAACCAGCTTGTAGTGGTTTAGGGGCTACATAGTGTTTCTGCCAATCATGCTCAGTATCACCCTCAAGTATTGCAAGCTTTACAGCTTTCTCCCGGGCATACTCCTTACGCTGATCCTCGAGGTGCTCATAGCCTGTAGCGAGTGACTTGCGTAAAGTGTTCAACGATTTATCTTTAGAAGTACCAGAGGCACTCAGAGCGAATACAATGGCATTAGTTGGAACTAAAGTACCATCATGTAACTGAATTGGCTTACGTAGATGAGATGAAAATGTAATTAACTCAGCTAGCGTAATTGCCAATTTCAACTTAAAAGGAACTTCACCTGAAATAGTATTGATACCGTTTTCAATAATATCTGGGTATGGACCCAGATCTATAGTCCTTTTATCAATGTAGTCCTTTAAAAGTTTTTTCGTACTCATTATACACCTACACTTTTAGACACAGATTCGAAGAATTCAACTTCGTCAAATCGTTCACCAATATTCATTGTTCCATCTAACTCTAATGCTTGACCATAGCCAGATGCTAAGTTTTTACCATACTCTTCTTCAATTATTGCAAAAAAGAATTTACGTAAAAGACGATCATTAACTACGCTTGACATAGAACTAACTGATTTAGGAGTTTTATGTGAAAATAGTGGAATAGACGCAAAGAAATTACTACGCTCTCTACCACTACAAATATTAGAAATTGGCAATATCAACATGATTTTAATAAAAATATGCTGACGTTCAAGTTCTTCAATAGTAGCTAGTAGTTTAGCTACATTAGCACGTACTGTGTCATTACCAACATGAGAGTTATAACTAACACTAATGTATAATTCATAAAAGAAATCAATGTACTGATGTGATGGTGACATTACGCAATCAGGTTCACCGTTTGCATACTTGCCAACATCAAAATCAACTTTAGTACCATCATTGGTATAACGAAAATTTTCATACACTTCTTCAGTGATTAATCCACGTTTATGTAAATTAGAACGTACTAAATTACGAATAGACTCTTGTTCAGCTTCAGGAAAGTCAGTTTCACCTTTCAATAACATGTCTAATGCTTTTTTATAAGACACACCACAGTTGTCACTTTGTTTTTGTGTCAATTTTGATACTTCATGACGGAAGTGATCTAAGTTACGAAACATCATAAAGTCTCGAGGACCAATAGATTCACCCCATACTTTAGGGAATAAATCTGGAAATGGTAGATCTAAGTTAAAGTCGTTAATACTCATTGTCTGCTCTCCTTAAAAAAAGGGCTATGAATTTGTTCTACTATTTTGATTTACTTTAAGTAGATCAATCAAGTCATCTATATTAGTGCATTCTGCTTGATCAGTATGTTTAGGCATACTAGCAATAGTTTCTAAATACTTATCGTGTATTAATTCACTATTGCCAGTTAACCTATATACATAATCATCAAGTAGATTTAAGTCTTTTCTTTTTTGGTAACGCATTGTGTCACGCATAGAAATTACTTTAGAAGAGTTCATGTTTTTCATAACATCACGTAACGCAGTAATACGTAGAAATACGTCGTTATCTACTAAAGATTTTTCTAAGTTTTCATCACGATCTACATTGATTTCATCGAATCTGTCTAAAGTAGCAGCATCCAATTTACTACGTCCAACATAATGTTCATGTTGATCCTGGGGATTTGACGTAGCCATTAAACGGAAATCTTTGTGAAGTTCAATTATACCATCAGGGAATGAAATATATCCATTCTCAATAGTGTTAAGTGCCAATAATACATTTGCATCACCAGCATCTATTTCATCTAATAAAAATATACCACCATTCTCTGCAACATTTCTTAATTGAGAGGGTATATACGTTCCATTTACACTTAAAAACCCTAATAGGTGTGAAAGTGTTGTTTGACGAGTCATTGAAATGCTGTAAAAATTAATTTCAAGGTGTTCTGAAACTTGTTTAGCTAATGTAGTTTTACCACTACCTTTTTCACCTGTCAAAAGAACAGGTATACCGGCATCTACGAGTGTAGAAGTTTCTTTAAACTTATGATGTAACATTATGGTTCACCTTCACTACCAGCACTATCCCAAGGTGGTGCAGCTCTAGAAGTATCATATGTATGAGCCTTTGGTTTTTTAGCGGCAGCAAAATTTGCTTCTTCTCTAGAAAGCAGTATTGCCCTAATTGGTTTTGGTTTAGTAGTACTTATAACTGTGTAAAAATGTATGTAGGCAGCTAATTGTTCTCTAGTCTTAAAATTCCTAGATTCACCACTATCAGAGAATAGTTCACCAGGTGAAAAATCATTTTCTGCTGCTTCTGCTTTACCATTAAATAAATTTTCTAATGGCAATTCTGTGTATTCAGCAAGTTTTCCGCTTAAATGCATAACAAGTAAAAAAGACATAACATCTTCAATATCATATTCTCTTAATTGCTCTGGTATAGAGTTAGGTGTAACACCACGAACAAGTTTACGTACAGCTTGAATTTTCTTATAACTACTTTCTAGTATTCTGTAATCTGGATACGTTGTAAGTAATTCTGAGTACATTTTGTGTACTTCCATTTCTGGCAATGCATTAGCTGCTTTACGTATTTCAGTAATGCCTTTTTCTAGCACTAGGTATAAAATTGATGGTACTAATAAGTTATTAATACCTTTACTTCTAGACAGTAATGTTTGGAATATATGTATAGGTGGAGATTTCTCCACTACAAAAGGTAAAAATTTCATAATAATTGTCTCTCCACAACAGAAATAAAAAAGCCCCACAACTATGTAGGGCTTTTTTAAACTAACAAAAACATCTAGGTTTAGATGTATGAGAACTTTGTACCAGGTGCAACGTTAGCAAAGAAACCATTAGTAGCAATAAGCTCTTCAATTTTCTTATTTAACACAGTACCAGGATTCTGTTCTGAGTACTCAATAGCTTGAGCTTTGATACTTGCAACTACGTCACGAAGTACTTCTACTTTACCTTCAGCTTCCAGCATATTAAAAGGCATATTGCCATTAGTTGTGTTTACACGAGGTACAGCAATTTCAGCATCAGTATTGCCATAAGCATCACGAGCAGTAGCTACAGTTTCAGCAACAGATTCTAGTTTTGCATCGGCTGATAAATCTTTATCAGTTAGAGTTTTAGTAATAGACATTTATTTGTCTCCAATATTGGTATCCACAAGTTATAAAGCAGTGTGGAAAATCCGCTTATTTAGGTAACATTCTAGCGTTATGCAAATGCATACCTGCTCTTGAGCAGGCAACATAATAACACCTATACGCTACTAAATCTTCTTCAGACTGAATACCACCGTTTTCTCGTATGCTTGTGATCTTAGTATTAAGATCATCTGCTAACTCAACAGTTTCGAATTCAAGCCCTTTTGAGGTAAATACAGTAGCTATCGTGTAACTTTGATCAACTTTAGCTGACTTAGCTCGTTTAAACACGTCGAACAGATTAATATTTTGACTACGAAAAGCAAGTAGTAACCTAATAGCATTTTGTATTTCGGTATCTTCAACATGTTCAAGTAAATAATGGAAAAATCCTTTATTTTCTTTACTGCTTGGTTGATCTTGGTAGTAATTATACTCTTTAAGTAAGTACTTGTATTTCTTTTGATAAGGTTCTTTACCACTACTAGCAGCCATAAGTGCAAGAGGACATGCAAATATATCAGCAGGTGTACGTAGTAGTTTAAAGCCTTTACCAGCGTTTAATCGATTATTTATTTCATGAATAATTAAAGCATTAGTCATTGTACAGTATAAGAATTTACCATTCATTACTGGTTCATCAGTACCTACGAATTTAAATTCTTCCGTAACTTCTTTTTGCATGAATCGTTCTATACGACTAGCAATATCCGTACTACATCGAAATGACTGAGTTAAACTAAGTGTTGGTTCATCTTTTAATTCTTCAAATCCATCTACTAAGTTTAAAAATTGGTATATGGCTTGATGTGTTTCACCAAGTCCTAGTTTCTTTGGAGCATCAATTAATTTGAATATCTCCAAAACTACTGCAGTTGTATCATTTATCTCATCTAGTATGACAACATCATAACTACAGTCGATAGACTTTTCTACTAACATTAAGTGAAAATACTTAAGTAAGAAATTAAATGTAGGACTTATTTCTCCAGCAACCATTTTATCAATGTACTTAGTACAAAGACGTATTAATTGTTTTTTAGTTGCTGCTGACTCTCCTTTAAAAAAGTCTTCTAAAAATTCATCCATATCAGTAGAAGCAGATACGTAAAACATATCAATTGCTTTAATCACTAAAGCTTTTTTCCCGTATGTAATATTCTCAGTAATACATGTATAAGTTAAATCTCCAATATCTTGAGTTGGTTTAACATAGCTATACGCTAATGCATGCATTGTTTTACATGTAATGTTTGTACCTTTAAATCTTTCTATGCCTTCTGTAACAATCGCTTTGTTAAAAGCAGTATATAAACCTTTTTTAGGGTTTAGCATTCTAGCTACTTGTTCAGCTAAAAATGACTTACCTGTACCAGCTCCAGCAGATACCATCAGTATTCCGTCTAAGTGCTCAATATGATCTCTTACATCATGTTGTTCTGGTGTGTACTTAATCATAGTAATTCCTAGTTAAATTTAGTGTCCCATACGACCAGAGCAGGGACTTCGCTCATGAGAACTCTATGCAAGTAGAGGGGTCAGGCAAAATCTTATGATGCTTTACCTTCAAGAATCACAGCATGTCCATGGACTTTTCCATCCTTATGGACTTTCCTGTAAATCTTAGTTGCTCTAAAATTAACAGGTGCACCATCAAGCTCAGCCATGTCATTTATAACAAGTTGAGTTTCATGGTCTATATAAATAATTTCTATTTCACCACCCACCAGTTCTTCTAATTGACCAACTGCAGGTTTGTGTAATCTGAATAAATTAGTACGTTGATCTGTCATAACTTAGGCCACTCAGCTTTACGTTTTTCAAATTCTGCCGTAGCTTCTTCAATAGCTTTATCAGCCTGAAGTAGTACGGCAGTTACTTTTTGAAAGTATATATGATCTATATTTAAATGATCATGTATGTATAGTAAATTAAAATCATCTAAAGTTTGTCGAACTTCATTACTGACAAAATCTATATTACTAGGCATAAGTAGTCCTTATTGTCGTGTCGCTGAATTGCCATCTGTATGTACTAACGTTTGTTATAGCTACTTCAAACACCAAAACCGTGTCAATACACCATGTCAGTACTTTCCTTCTTTAGGTAGATAAACCTGTTCATAGCCAGAGGTAGAACGATCTAAATCAAAATTATTTTCTATAAAATTAATAACTTGTTCAGGTCTAATGTTTTTATTAAATACTATATTAGGACCATGGTTATCTAGCATTACTGCAAATATACCAGGTCGTACTTCTGTTAAGCCATTAGCTGTGTTTTCACCACATTCATGACTACCACATTCATATTCAAACTGAGACATAACTGTTATATCATCGGGATGTTTTTCTTTAAGTGGGCAATGAAAATGAACAATACAATCTGTTTCAGAAAATCCTTTAAATATAATTCTTTGGCTTTGACCACCAACAGATGGTTTAGCTCCCATTGCAATTACATTGTCTGGGCCATCAGTCGTAACATTAACCATTCCATTAGATGTAATGTCATTAAAGTTAGTTTTACGAATTGATGTTAAAAATTCAGTATCACTAAGTTTAGTAGCAAAGTGCCCAGTAGTTACACCATTAAATACTTTATAAGCATTTTTATTAATGCACCATTCAACTACGTGACGTAAAGACCTTGGTATTACAGCAGAATCCCAGCTTACAGGATTTCCAGCTATCACAGTAGATCTAGTAAACGATAAATGTGATCGATGCCATGCTATATCAACAAGACGTTTTAGAGCTTGAGCTCTATCTTTGTGATAATGGTAGGCACCTTCTTCAGGAGTAACAATCATGTTACTTCGAGTAGCGGTATCATTAACTAATACTGCATTAAGTGAACTGGTCTTAAGTAAATTAAGTCCACGTTCAAACATGGTAGCCTGATCAGCATCACATGTAGTTTTAAAACCTACTACAAAAATATCTTTACGTTCCTTACGAAACATACCAATTAATTTTTCAGCAGGTCGTATTCTCATAAACTGATCACCGAATGATGTCAGTAAACGTTCTGCATATTTGCTTGAAGCTACTGGATCTTCACCGCCATTAACTGCAACTTCACCTGTGTAATCACATAGTGCCATGTTCATAAATACTATTTTTACAGAAGTATCATTTATAATATGATTAATTTTTTCTTTGACATCATCATTTGTAACAATGTCACTTTCAGAACATGCCATTTTCGTTAGTATTCTTTGAATATCGAATTTATTAAATCTATTATCTGAATTAATAATATGATAAATATCTCTAGCAGTTTGTCCAAATGCTGGAGTAGCTAAAGCCAAATGATTTCTTACATGGGAAAAGGTTCCTCCACCCATGATGACTACTTTTTTGTTTGCCATAACTCTTCTCCAAGATTTATAATTTTTTAGTTTGTTTTAAAATACTAGCTACTGTCCCTTCAGATACACCAGTTGTTTTTGCAACTTGTGCTTGAGATTGTCCAATTTCATGATAAAAGAAATGAATATTTTGTATTAATTCATCTCGAGTACTATATTTACCAGTAGTAGGTTTTTTATTGCTCATTTTTATTCTTGCGTAGGTACTCATTTAAGTTAAATTCAACAGTTGGATCACCATCTGTTAAGACGTAAAATTGAAAAATATCTGACCATTCAATAATGCCAGATTCTTCTAATTCTAGTAAAAAATTTTTTAGTTTACTCATAAGCTACTCTTTAAAAGTCATTTGTACAGTAGGAACATTTTTCCACCACCATAGAGATATTTTTTCAAGTTTTCGTTTTTCAAAAAAACATAAATCTACAGAAGTACCATTAACTCTCAAACATATTACAGAACAGTCACCAAGAACAAATGAGTTATTTCCTGCATGTTCTACTATATATGTATCGTTACCAAATCCATTAAATTGACTATTACCTAAAGGGTTATATTTTTCAGGATTATTAGTAATATGAGCTACTGCTTCATCAACTAAAATACTCATAATTTAATCCTGTCTTATTAGAAATGCTAATTCATCCCAACTTTTATATAAGCCAGCTAAATCAGAATTGTTATAAATTGTAAAATCAATGAGTGATTCATCTAAAGAATTTTCACTAACATGTGATCCAACATCACGACATTGGTCTTTTGCTCTATCTATGTAGATAACCTTACCACCAAGTTGGTGAATAAGTTCAGCTTCATTTGAAAAACGAATATCAGTCATGATAGTAATTGGTGCGAATTTGTGAATAGCTCTTTTTTCAATTCTTTCCCTGGCCAGTATTCGCCACATGTCTTTATTGATTAATTCTCGTCCCCACTCAGTTGCAAGTGTTTGCATCATAGTTCTTATACTGACAGATAAACTGTCGTGTACTTTACCTGAATCTTTTAAACTCTCTAACTCAGAAATTGTTATATCTAACATAGCTGCTAAACCAGCTTTCATTGGATAAGCGAATGAATCTTGTAGATACGTACTAACGTCAGTACCTACTATGTAATCTGCTAATGCATTTTTACCACTGCCAGCTTTACCGGCCAATCCAATTAATTTAGTCATGTTGTTCTCACAATTTTATTGCAGTAATTAAATCCTGCTTTAAAACTTAACCATAAATCATTAACTTCATTATCTAGATAATCATCGCTATTAACCTTATTGATGAAAAGATCTGAGTTCCATATAAATTTTTCTGAATACCATTTTTCAAAAGCTTCATTCATAATTTTTCCTAATAGTTATAGTCACCAGAACAAACTAGTGTTCTGTACTCAAGATCAACAAGCCACTGTATGTGGTCTTTATAAGGCTTAGGTACATGTTCAAGATGATCATACATATTGAATAAAGCAATAGCTATATCTTCTGAAGCAATCGGCTTATATTCACCTGGTACTACACTTGTTGTAGATGGTTCAATTTTCATTGTTACCTCACATGCACTATAAATACACAGCTATACGTACTTTCAATGTCTACGATAATACGTTCCACATCTTTCCAGATAAGACCACCTAAACCACATCCTATTTTAGGTATATTTATTAGGTTAGACATTTCAGCTAATTGAATTAAACATTTACGCAAAGCTACAATATCTGCATAAATTTTATTGTCTCTTCCATAATGCTCTTGAGTATGGCAGTTAGCTACTGTAACAAAAGCAGATACTGCAACTAGCTGCACATCCCCTAAAGAATGTGAATTTAGATTTAAATACTCTTCCCTTACTTCTGGGTAAACAGAATACAAAGCTCTAGCTACACCAGATCCCATTACATGCTGGCAATTAACACCATGAGCAATAAGTCCGTAGGCAACATCAGTTATGTCTGAGTTCTCTTTTAAGATCATTACAACCCCTTAAGGACAGTAGCTCTGATTTCTTCAAGTGAAGTTTCTTTTATAATATTACCGTTATAGAACACAGTTTCTAACAAACCACTTTCTTCTTGTTCACGAGTTTGGTTATCAAACATAGTAATGACACCATCTATTTCTTCAATACGTAATAAGCCTTTAGCAGACTTTTTACCTGGGTCAGTTTTAGGATCTTTAAATACTGCAGTATCCACACCATCTTTAATAATATGAGTAGCTTTAACAGCTGAACCATGAGTATCACGAGTTACATATTGATACGTATAACTGCCAACACCTAATACAACTGAAGGTACAAAACCTTTTTCCATTAAGCGTTCATAAATTTCTTTCTGACGATCCAACGTAATTGCATCACCGTAGATAGCACCAATATGAGAATCAAGTAGTTTGTAACCTTCTTTTGTTACAGTACCACCGAAGGTATCCCATAGGCATTCTATTAAACCTTTACCTTCTGGGCATAAGGATTCACGATCTGTAGTGAAACGTTCAGATTTCCAGCCACAAAGTATTTCTACTGGGTCACCTGAGTCAGGACGAATAACTACTGTCCCATCACGGGCCATAATATCTTCTTTAAGTAGTGGCAAAGTAACTGTCACTAGATTCCAGAAGTCCCATGTATCAGATACCAAGCTTAATACACCAGAAGGTGTAATCTTATTCATAAGATGACGGAAGAAAACTTCTTCACCTTCATCCATCCACTGACAAGTTACACCGTGCTCTGTTGCATCTACGGTAACACCAACAACTTCAGTATCAACATTAGCGTTGTAATACTTTTCTGCAAATAAGATAGCAGGGATAGTGTCAGTACCGATTAAACCACTAGCTAAGTGACCGAAACCAGACATAGCTCCAGCCTGCTTACCAAATGTTCCGCGCATACTAAAGTCATGAGCCATCATTCTAATTAAAAACTCTGGTAACCCAGTAGCTTTAGCCATTTCGATGACATTTTTGTAATAAGCTCGAGCAGTAGTAGCTGATGTACTGATTGGCCATACTTCTGTACTAGTTACAGTTTCGATAGCACCAGGTAACCATTCAAAATCTTCATGTGTGCTTGCAATAGTGAAACTAGCTACACCATAAGGAACTAATGTACCTTCAGGTAGTGCTTTAATTTTAAGTGGTAAATACCCAAGATCATGTAAAGCTTCAAGATGTTCAACATCAACTTCTTTGCCCAACATAGCAGACAAAATTCGTTTATGATTATGTACAGCTTCATCTTTTGGGTTGAAGAAAAATTCTCTATTCCACTCATCAACTAAATGATCTTTAATAAAGTACTGTAACCCAACTAACAATACACCTTGTGAATCTGGAACATTGGAATGTTTACTAGATCGGTTAGTAAAGTTAAGGTAAGTAGAACTCACTGCAGGATGACCTGCTTTACGGTGATATTCTTTGTATCCATCTTTTTGCATTGTTGCAGACATATTAGTACCATTTAATTGTATGAAGATTTTTATGAGTCTGACCATGTAAAACTGTGTCAGTCGTATAAATATTAGATAAGCCACTGTCAAATAGACATTGCACACCTTTGGAAAATATTCCATGTGATACGTACAAATCTATTTTTGCAGGATTACCTTTCCAGAGTTCTTTAATAAGCCCTATAAAAGTTCCACCACCATCACAGATGTCATCAACAATAAGCAAATGCTTACCTTCAACATCACCTTCATATGAAAATCCAGACAGGTTTCCTGACTTTGGATCACGTATTTTTAAGCCTTGTATAGTGTCAATTATTTCAAGTGCTTCAGCAGCTTCATTAACTTTACCGGTAGCACCTTTGTCAGGAGCAACTAGCGTAATTTCACGTTTACCGCCATGCTTTGGAAAGTAATCCATCATCCACGGTATTCTTACCAGCATATCTTGCTGTGTATTTATAAATGTTCTAGCATTAAATTTAGAAGATGAAATTTTACTGTGAGGATCTAGTACATTTATCTTATCTATGGATAGACTGTTTATTAATTTACTGAACACTTCAGAGCTGAATGCTTCACCTGGATTACAAATTCTGTCTTGTCTTCCATAAGGTATATATCCAAGGTTCAATATTATTGGACAAAACAATTCTGTATTAGATAAAGCATTGTCTAATAGTATTAATGCCATAACTCCAGTTGAATCAGCAATTCTACAATCAATACTTAGCTTTTTAACTTTGCGTAAATCTTCTGCCATAAATTCTTCAGGTAAACATACATTTATTTCACCACCAGGAAACTGACCAATTGAAATATGCAGTGTTTTTTCTTCAAAAGGTGGAAGTACATAGGTAATTGATAAAGTGTTATTCATATTCCCTTCTTAGGTTTGAGGCTGTTGATAATATTTTCCATAAATCTTCTGCTTTAATCATTAAATCAGTATGCTCAATACCAGCCGCTTCTGCATCTTCCATACATAGATAACACTCACACTCAGTATCGTGTGTTATTGGCTTATCGTTAATAGTGCTTGTATCTGGTTTAGTCATTAGGTTTCTCCGGTAGTGGCATCCAGTGAGTAACGTCTGTGTCTCTATAGCCGTTATCCGCTATAAATCTGCCTCCTTTCCTATCACCATTCCATACAGCCATAGAGACTATATAATTATCATCTGCATCAGTAGTCCACGTTAAGACATATTGATGTAATTCAGGCAATCTATCTTTAATACTTATCCAGTCACTCATTAGGTTTCTCCGTTGTACTCTTAACTTTTACTTCACCAAAATGAACACGGAATAGCTTTACTTTGCTTACTCGCATCTCCATCTCCACTTTAGTTGTTTATATGTTTATAGGGGTGTTAAATATCTAATACTTTACTAATTCGCTCTATTGATATATCAGCTGAGGCTTTCAATTCATGCTTATATATTTCGCAGTCAGTACGGCCTAACACCTCAACCCATATCGCAAAGGCTTTAGCTTCTTCTAGTGCGTTTGTAAGCTCGACTAATTTTTTATAAACAACGTCAGCATGAACAACTTCACCTTCCAGCCTATCTTGCGCTGTAATTACAGTGTGATTCTCTATCCATTTTTCTAATTCTTCACTCATCTATTTATCCTCATACTGTTTGCGAAGGGTGGCTATTAACTCAGTTAAACTTATTGCTGTTTTATCCAGAGCACGCCATTTACTTTCAAACTCATCCAGCACC